TATATTAACTATTTGTTGTTTCATTATAGTTAAATTATAGCTTAATATAGATTGATTTGGAACTTCTAAATAAAAAGTTATTATAGGATTTGAAGAATTCGCAACATAATCAGCTAATTCAGAATAAAAATATGAATATTTAGAAATTAAATAATTATTATGTCCATCATTTACATTTCCATTTAATAAATTTATTTTTTTCCCATTTATAAGACTATAAATGGTATACCAAGTTCCTACTGGAAATAAAGAATGATTCCAACTAAAAATTAAATTTAATCCTATTAAATCTTCTAAAGAAACTATATTATAATTATTAGGACTAACTGCAAAATTATTTAAAGTAGACCCAGTTACCAATACAGCTTTTACTTTTCCAGTGGAACCGATATATAAATTTCCATTTATTGCACGAGCATTTTGTAATAAATATTCTTTATTAACTAATTTTCTACGAACAATTAAATCATCAACTGTTAACCTAGATATTGTTTTTGTTGTAGATAAATTTTCTTCCTGTACATTTTCAAGAGCAAAACCATCGCCAGATAGTTTAGCTCCAGTAAAATTATCAGATTGAATACCATCAACTTTCGGTAAAATACTATTTAATGCAGACGAAGAAGAAGTTTTAGATGCTAATGTGATTCCATTTTGTACCGGTTCTATAAATTTAATAACTCTTCCTTCAATAGACAATGCTGATTTTGTAACACGACCATACTTATCTCCATCATGTATCTGATCTAAATTATGTGTATGATCCGTTGCAACTAAGTTTATAGGCCTGTATAAAGTTAAATTTCCCTTAACGACTAAATCATCAAAAACTGCTTCCGATCCAGTAATTTTTACTTTACCACGAGCCATTTGAACATAAGATGCTGGATTATAATATATTATTAATCCATCTGAACTTAATTCTGCGTAATTTTTATAATAATATATTGATACTGACCTTAAATAATAATCATGACCACTTGTATGATAGTGTTTTTTAATAATATCGATTGTTGAATAATATTCATAATGGTTTGGATCTGTATTTGTAAATGTATATGGTGGAAATACCCGTAACCAAGTATTAGTAAATGCAATATCTATAAATTGATATGTAGTACTAAATGTAAATTGAAATTTTTTAAATTCAAAATTAGTATGATGTTGTATTTCAATTGTCTTAAATGGTACATTAGAACCTGAAGGGTATAATTCTATAACCATTGCCGGTTGATTAGGATCATCAGTAGATTCCTGAATCATTGCCTCAAATTCTAATAGACGATATCTAATTTTAGCATTCGCATCACCTAAATTAATATTATTAATTTTATATCTATTACGTTTTGTAAATTGTGTGTTAGGTTCTGTATCATGCAATGATTCTTGTACAAATGAATGTATAGCTTTACGTGACCTATCTTTACGTATAAAACAAGGTACTCCATCAAAAAAAGCTCCATTACTATCCCCTGTATCAAATATACATAAAGAAGTAGTAATACTTAAATCAGAATTAGTAATTACCTGCCCATTAATATCTTTTTGTATTATTGAACTAGTATCTGTTATAGAACGATCTGTAGTATCTTGTTCAGGCATATAAAAAATTTTTACAGATGCTGATGCCTTTAAAACATCAGAATAATCGCTAGTAAAATTTTTTGAAGTATCAGTAATTGATGTATATTGACCGACATATAATCCAGTTGAATTAATATTAATTGGTCGATTTTCTATTGTTGTACCACCAAATCCACCGGTAGTGCCCCAAATGTCTCCAACTACCCGTAAACCACTTTCATTATATAATAAATAATTTTTATTTACATCTCCGACAAAGATTTTAGGATTTGTTACATCCCATAAAGCAAACCCTTTAGTAATTTTTGAATCAAATCTATGCCCCGTTTCTCTAGGATCCAATGATAAATCAAATCCTACTGTTCCATTTGTTGATGTTATACCATATTCATTAATTGTCCAATGATGATCATGTGAACCTATAATACCTGCATCAGCTCTAATTGTTCCTGAAAACCAACCATTATATGCCCACATCGAACCGCTACTATCTAATGAGAAATTCATAGTACGAACAACAAAATTCGTACCATCGAAAACAAAACCGTTCTTTACCTCACCTTTTAATACATCATTAAATATTCCATATTCAACACCGCTAACATTAAATTCGACAACTGGTGCATGTCCATAAAATGTTTCATCAGTATAAAACGTTATCGGTCTACCTTTTTCATCAAGACGTGTCTGTTTTTCTAATGTATTTAAATTACCGGGCCAAACCTCACCTACCCTAACAACTCCTGTTAATCTTCCATCATTGGCTAATTTTGCAGCAGCTAAATAAAATCCTCCATTAGAACCGTCTGTATTTAAAGCACCAATATCACCATTATATAATTTTGCAGCACTTGCGGAACGTATAATCCCATAACCAACACCTTCTTCTTGAGCCATAGTGCCCATAACAAGTGCATGTAAAATAGTAGCATCTTTTGCTAATAATAAATCAGTTGCAACAGATTCAAACTGTTGCATTTCAACCCAATTACCTTCTATGTATGGTATACTATCAAATTCTGGGTTAACGCCTGGTGTATTATTAGGTTTACCAATATTTTCAGCATACATACCACTAGCAGTGGTATTTATATCTAAGTAATAATATCGTAATTCTTTTTTATTATCTACTAAAGTATAAAATGAAACTACATCCCGACGTGCACTAAAATTAAAATAAATTTTTTTATTAGTAGAATTTGTTCCATCTGGGTTTTTTTCAAATAAACTATAAAATCCACGATAAACAAGACCTGGGCCTGGAACTGGTGGCTCTGGCTTATAATCTTTATAAACCATCATAACTGCACTGCTTGTATAAACAACTCCATTTATACAATAAGTGACAGCGACAGTAAATGGGAATATACTTCCAGTTGCAAACCATTCATCTAATTGAGTTGAATTATTTTGTAAATAAAAAGAATCCCTATATGTTGTGTTTGCCGTTAAATATGGATCATCTTCTTGTTGTAATCTATTATCATATACAATATCAGTTTCTGGATTTGGAAAAGTACCAGGCGGTATAACTGTAAAACAAAATTGATTATTATTTTGATTAGTTGGGTTAGAATTAATTGGAATTAAACGTTTCGTACCATGTGTTACAATAACAGTACAATATGTACCTTCTGCTAAATTTGTTGTGTAATTAGTCCCAGTATGTGTACTATTATTAGTTATTTTATCATCTGCATCAATATATACTGTTGAATTTGTTAATATAATATGAACGGGAGAATTTTCACTTAATTTGGTAACTGATTCTTGATCAAATATTTCTATAGTTTTAGTTTCATCATCTTCATCTTCATCTTGAACTACAATTTTATAAAAATCTTGTTCAGGTTCACCATTTCCTAAGTACCAATCAGTTGGATAATCTGAAAATCCAGTTTTTCGTGTTAATGTATAATTTTTTACTCCCTTTGATATAGATGGTGTTATTTGCCAATTAGAATCTAAATTTGTACCATCAAAAATAGTTTCTTTTAAAGTACCATTAAAATAAAATTTAATATTTTTTAGATTATATATGTTCCCTAAAAATACATTCATTCCAATACTAGTTGGACTTACACCATTTACAGAATATTTTAGGGTATTAGAAGATAAAACTAATTTTATATTTTTTGCGGATCTACCAGTTCCTAATTTTACATCATTTATAATAAAATCTTCTGAATCAGTTAAATATCCACTTCGTCCACTAACTTTTGCCCATGCAGTAATTGTTATACTTCCTGTATTATCATCTCCACCAGAATATGTATCAATATAAAAACTACTATTATCAACTAATATGTTTCCATCCGGTGTAAAATCTTCAATATAGCGTTTTGCTGTACAATTGATACCCTGACCATTAGTTCCAATATTAAATATGTATTCATCATTATTAAGTGAGCTGAAATTATTAATATCATTAGATGAATTATTTGTCATTAAATTAGTGTTAGGTGTAAGTAATGTTCCCCCATAATAAACTCTAACACCACTTTTTAATGAACCCGTTGGACCTAAATACCCATCTGGTACCGTACCATCTTTATTTAAACGAATTGTATTAAATTTATTTGTTAATATAACATTTAATCTATCGGTAATTAATCGTTCTATAAATGCAATATCCTCATCAACAAAAGTACCTTCATTAAATGCTTTGACATATATTATTTCGCTTTTATCAATAAAATTACGTATTGGGACATTATAAATTTGATAATAAGTATTTTCCATATCAGGGTCTAATACTGGGGCAGATATTCCATTAATAACTTGCATATCTCCCAAAGTATTATTATACCAAGTTGCTGATGGGGATGTAAAATTATGATATAATAATTTTAATGGTACTGTTTGATTTGGATCAACGGGTGTAAGATCTTTATTATACAAAAATCCATCTAATTCAGAATCTGGAGAAATAATTAATTCAATCCATTTTGGAGCTGGTCCAGGAGGCCCAGGATCTCCTGGATCACCTGGATTCCCCGGCGCACCGTCTTTAATAATATTAATTGGAATTCGTTTTTTTATTATAAATGGGTTATTAATATTTCCGCTAAATAATTTAACTTCTATATCAAGATATGCCGAATTATTAATATTAGTAATAGAATTAACTTGTACTTTAGAAACATATGTATCTTCTATTACTTCGGATAATATATGTCGTGATAAAGTATAAGTACAATTTTCATTTGCCGTTACAGAAATAGAATATTCATTTATATTAGAGGGGTTCGAATCATCAGTACGGGGAGTAACATATTCATATTTTAAAATATTATATACATATATTTCTGTATATGCTTTATCAAATGCACCGGTTTTTGGGGTACCATCTGAATTATAGGGTATGTTAATAAAATTATTTTGTAAATCAACATAAAATCCATCTTGAACACTATCTAAAGCAGCACATCCAACTGCTTCATAATCAGAATAATTTTCTCCGCTAACACTTACTATAACTTTATAATAATTCGAATTTCCATCTTCTAAATATTCTATTTCATCAGTAAATGTATCATTCGGTCCAGTATAAACAGGGGCTCCCCAACTAGTTGGAATTGTTTGCTGATTCGGTACTTTATACCATTGAAATGTTTTTGTACCTTGAATATTAGTACATATTGCTTTACAAGTAACCGAAGATGGCGAATATGTACTATTATTTTTTAGAACAAATGGTGGAATAACTTTTAAATCAACAAACGAGACTTTATTTATTTTTGTTATAGTATATATTTTCTCTAAAATTAAATTTGGGTAATTTGGATTTGTTGCGGTAAATTTAAATGTAGCAGAATTTGATATTAAATCGTGAATATTAAGTTGATATTGACTACGTTTATCCCCTTGTGGTTCTTGAGAATAATCGACAACAAAGAATAATGCATTCCCATCAGTTTTTTCAACAGTTACTGTCCAATTTTTTGTATCATCAGCAACACCTTTATATATAAAAAATCCAGTTGTTGCACCATCATAACTTGGAACAGTACCATCTAAATTAGTTTCTAATAAATATGTTTCTATTGTTAATATTGCGGTAATTGCATCATCGCCTTTACCAGAAATGTAAAAAGTTTCCCAATCACCTAATGGGCCATTTGCAGGTTTATACCCACTTCCATAAAATTCAATACGATAACTACCTGCAGATAAATCATTTTTATTAAATAAAAATTCAAAATATCCGCGTTCATTAGTAACACACCTAGCTATATCAGCATCTTGATTATAGCTATGTAATATTACTAAACACCCTTTATTATATTTACTAGTATTATCTTTTTGGTATTTTGTCCCAAATATTTTTACTTTTTCAACACCATTTGAAACAAAATATTGTATATTTGTAACCATATTATACTAAATCCGATTTATTTTTTGGATTATTATTAACTGCTCTGCCGTATACAATTATATTTCCAATAAATGTTGAATTATTTACTGCATTTTCAGAAGTGTTATATAAATCTAAAATAATAGATCCATTTTTCCATTTTATATTATAATCTCCAGGGCTTTGAACGCCATAATTTGTAGCAGGTACTATAACATAATCAGCACTTAATTCATCCGATTCTTGGTATAAACGTAGATATGTTTGATCATTAATTGAGCTACCTTGTATTAATACATCAGTATCAATATCTATATATGTAACTTCATAATCACAAGAAATACTAGAAGAATAAATACATCGGGCTTTTTTAGAGCCAAAACCTATTTTATATGTATCTCCAGATGATAAACTTGGGGTTGAATCTTGTAAACTTTGTGCGATAACTGTAACATCTGAACTGCCTGGTACATATTCCAATTCCTGTATAACAAATTCGTAATTATTTACAACTAATATCATACCCTCAACATTTTTGTCTATCATCGATTTTCTTTCCGTTACAGGATTAGTAATAAAATGTCCAGAATCTGCTAACTGCATCCTCCATAATTTATTACCTAATGATTCTGGAGTTGCGCATAATGTACCAGTATAGGTAGAATGATTAACAGAAATTTTAACTATTGGTACATCTTGTGGTCCTAATCCTTTTGAACCTGAATAGACTTTACAATATTTTGGTTCTGCAACCTGCTGCCCACCAATCCTCGGTCTAACTTTTATATGATATTGTCGACTTGAACTAGTTGTTATATCTATAATTCTACTTGTACTTGGAACAATTAATGTTGATTGTGTATTATCACTTCCCCCCAATACAGGGAATTTTAACGATTCTTCGTCTATTGTATTATAAATAATTTCAAATTCTTCGGCATCATCCCAACCCTTTATTACAATTTGAAACCCATTTAATGTTGTTTCAGCACTTACGCCTGCATTTGCAGAAAATATATATGGGTGTTTAATTAAGTATGCATTATCTGAATCTGGAGCTACAGTTTCATTTAAAAAACCACCTGCAAATCCGGTATATATCATATTTAGTACATTAGTTTTTTTCAAATAAGTTTGTCCAAATATTTTAAATCTGTACCTCCCCATTGTTCTTAAAGATACAATAGTTTGACATAAAGTTGGGCCCTCAATATTGTTTACAACAAATTGTTTTGATGAATATATTCGAGGTGTATGATTATCCATAGGTATCGCAGTAATAACGTATGAATCCGCATTTGAATGAATCCATGCAGGATTATTTTCATTAATAACAACACCAGAGCCGTCCCATAAAGTATTGTCTAAATTACAAACTGTTAAGACTAAATCTTGATTTAAAGATTTAGCAGGATGTGAGACAATATATAAATTATATACCGATGGTATCCATAAATACATACCAGCTAATTCGTTTTCAGCAAATTGCCAATTTTTATTTGTTATAGTAAAAGTACTATTTGAATTTCCATATCCAACGATATCATCCCAATTCCATTTTAATAATACATTTAAATGGTCATTACTTTTACCCAAAGCTCCATCAGCAGATAAGAGCCCTGAAGTTATCACATCAGTTGTATAAAAAGTCTTGCTGCCAGCAATTTGCCCAATTCTAAAATTTGCTATTTTATTGCTAATAGTTATATTTGATAATACGACATTATTGGTAAATTCAACTTCTGAATTAAATATAATTTTATTTTGAATTGGATCGATAGTTTCTATTAAGCCACTTACAGTATTATAAATATTAGTAGATTGTTTTAAATAAACATATGTCCCATCGTTTTCATCCAATAATGTTGAATCTGAATTAATTAATTTTATATTATTAATATTAAATTGTTCCGCTTCTAAACTTCCAGCTATTTTATTTTCTCCTACAGAGTCTCTATCTTTAAATACTAATAATTTATCTGATAGAACTTTTTTTGATAATTTAAAACAGAATAGTGGGCGTAAATCTATTACACCGTCTGCTGATTTAATTGAATCTAAAGTCCAAGATGATGAAAGTAAATTTCCACTAGAATCGGTTTTTACTATTGCTAAAGGAATTTCATTAATTGAAAAATTATTTATATCTGAAAATGATTGTATTTTTGTATAAACAACTTCAAAACTATCATAATAATAAGTATTTTTTAATACTGTCCCGTCATTAGGTACAGTAGATTTGCTAAAATTAAAAGCATTCATTGTAGGAACTGGTAAAGTTCCAACATTTTTATATTTTAATTTTATAAAATAATAACTATTTGCCTCAGTCTCTAAATCAACTGTGCTTAATTCTTTTTTAATAAATTCTCCATTTGGAAATATACCCATTCCAGCATTAATTATAATTGCATTTGGATATTGTATAGTATTTAGTTCAACTTTTAAATCATTTGAAATACTATTATCATTATAAGTATCCACAATACTTCCAAATGATTGTGAGATACTACTAATTCTATTAGTAATATTTTTTTCAATTTTATCTTGTAAATTATTAAAAACATTTTCTAATGTTATACTTGAACCAGACGGTACTTTAATTCTTTCCATATTAAAACCCTCTATATTTTAATTATATTTAAATTCGGTGGAAAAATATTATCAAAACAAAAATTAACATAATCATCATTATGATTTAATTGTTTATATTCTTCTGGGATATTACAAACGACTGTATTAAAGAATTGATATTCATTTATACCACCTGATATATTAACAAAAGAATTAATTAATCCACTATTTGTAATATAATCATCAATTGTTATTGAATTAGATAGTAAATCATAACGATTAATATTATCATTAATTTGTATATCAAGTATTAAATTATTAGGAATAATATATGTATATTCTTTACTTCCACTGATAGTTATATTGTATTTATTATTAACATTTTCTATATTTGTTACTATACCATCTTCATATGAAAATGGTACATTATAATATAATCCAATTACTTCTTTTAATATTTTTATTGTAGGTCCTTCTAATAATTTTGTCGCTAAAGCGTGGCACCATTTGAATAAATGTATCGCTTTAAAGATTTTTTCCTCTAATTTATTATTAGTTTTTATATATGATGGATATAGATTACTTAATATTTTTCTAGGTTGTGGTATATAATTTGGCAAATAAAAATTAAATATAATCGGAGATATACAAATACCTCTTCCTGTAATATATTTATCTTTTACTAATTTATCTGATTTAATATATAAATATTTTCCATTTACAATATTATAATCTATATCTTCATATAAAATATTATTATAATAAATTCCAGATAAAGTTGTTAATGAAATATAATAATCACCATCTGGAATTTGAAAGATATACTTATCTATTGCAGTATTAATTGTTGGTAAGTCAGTACTAATAGCCCAATTATTACCGTCATCTATTAAAGAATTTGTATTAACGTGTTGAGAATAAATATTATTCCCTACTTGTTTATATACATTATATCCCGTAATACCCGAAACAGATGTCCACGAAATTGTAACGGGTAAAGAATTATAATATATAGTAACAGGGTTTGAAATATTACTTTCACCAACATTATTAACAGAGGTACACCATACAGTAAATGAAGAGGACCCATTTGTAGAATTATTTAATATTGCCGGTGGTTGTAAATATGTTTTTTCTAATTTATCTGGGTTTATAATATATGTATTAAAACTTCTTTCAATATATCCTTGGGAATAAATAGGTGAATTAGATAAATAATATTGAGCTAAATCATAAAATAATGACTCAGTTGAATTAAATAATGCTCTCCAATAATTATTTATTTTTTCTTTTTCTTCATTATTTAATCTATTATAAAAAGAACCTATAGCATCCCAAAGTTTTGTTACATCGAAATCATTATTTGGATTAAACATTATAACCTCGTTAAATTAATTTCATTTTTATTTGTATAAAATCTAGAAATATGACTATTAGGAATACGATAAATTTGTTGATCTCCTAATTCTATTATATTTAAATCTGCTGTATGAGAATATTCTCTAATAGTTATATCAATATCAGAATTAACATATGTTACACCATTGGAATATAAAATATTAATTAAATCTAATTTATCAAATTTATTTGTTAAATTATTAATATAATTAACAATTATATCTTTTAATTTATCTTCATCAATGTTTCCAGAATATTGTAAATCATTTATAGAAATAATTGTCGGTGGCATAATTTTGACCATTTGATCTGAACAAGGGAATCTATCTTCAGAATTATTAAAAACATTATCCACTAATAATCCAATAGTCCAATATCTATATACTATTTCGACCAATGTACCATTAATATCAATATCATTAAAACATATTCTGTATTTCGGTGTTTCGGAATAACTTAATCCTATATTATCATTGAATATTATATATTCATTTCGATCATATGGTAATTTACTAATAGCTTCTCTTATTTCTACAATTTCTTGAATAAATGGATTAATATAATCTATATTATATAATCTAATTTCGTTATTTGCAACAGTTGCAGTTGCAGTTGCAGTTGCTATATTATTTGGGTCATGACAATATATATCAACACAATTTCCTCTATGTGTACCTGTATATTCTTGATTTGTTAATTCTATATAATATGTACGTAATGTCCTATAACTAATTGATTCATTATCATTATTTGCAATAGCAGCAATATAAAGATATTTATTATCTACTAAATAATTTTGAGCATTAGAAAATGTTTTTGATATTTTAATTTGATTTAAATCTGTTATACCATTATTATATAATGTTGTCACAAATCCAATTGTTTCCCACGTTTGTGTATTTGGTACATATATTGCTAATTTTAAATTACTACTACCTTCTAAATTTGGTTGTGTTGGATCAAAGGCAATACCATAATAATTAATTGTAAATGGTAAATTTGGATCTAAGATTATATCCCCCTCAGAGATGTTAAATTTAAACAAATGAGATGGAAATATATCAACAATTGATTTAATTATTATTTTATATATTCTCCATTCACAATTTGATGTTTCGGATACACCAATACCAAAATGCCCCCTTGTTGCATCGAGTGCATATTTATTAGTTTCAGTATCGATATATTTATATCCCGCAACTGGGACATATGTTGGATATGTAACACCTTTATTTAATACTTTATTATTATTCGATCTTTCTTCTCCACTTTTATAAATCCAAGCTTGAACAGATAAATTTTGTCCTATATCAATGTCAAATATATAATTTTGATTAGGCTCAATCCAACATTTACCTGCTTGTAAAAATTGATTTTTACCAGAAGCTTGATCCCATATTTGATCATAACCAATCCAAGCTTCTGTTTGTAAAACATCATTATCTACTAAATATATATTTGCTTTCCATATTAATGATTTAGCAGTTTGATTATTTTTAACAATAAAGTTTGGATTACTTAAATGGCCTAAACAATTAGTAGCTTCTTCTATAGTTAAGTCATATTCTTCCATTAACCTTGCTAAATCTTGATTTTTTTGATTTTCGTCAGCATAATCATTTTTATTTATTCTTAATAAATATTCAGGTTGTTTTCTCCACGCTAATCCAAATCCATCGTGTGGTAAAAATATTTGATCATTTCGTAATATAGTTATATAGCAAATTTTTCCTTCTTCTGTATTATCTGTTGTAGACATTTCAGTATAAATATTAATACCAGTATGCTGACTAATAGCTTTATGCATTATAGGTGAACGGTTATTAATAGATGTAAATTTTTTTGTATATATCCAACTATAAACTTGTTGTAATATATTTGAATAATTAGTAATATCTTTACCAGTAGCTAAATTATTATTAATTAATTCTAAATAATTATTTATTTCTTTTAGAGGTAAATATGCAAATTCATTAGATGAATTAATATTTACCGATTTACCTAATCGGACATAATTTGTTTCAATACCGACATCATTAATATTTATTAATGTATTATCAATAATATTAGTTCCATCATGAAAATTCCACATACCAGATGTAACTAAATTACTTAATAAATCAATAGTATTATTAGAAAAATTTTGATCGATAATATATCCAAATGTTTGTTCTGCATATAAAGCATCATTTTTTCTATATATACCTTGATAATGTAAATCATCAAATTCAGTTACCCAAGAATTAATTGGCGGTAATGCAACACCTAAATTAGTTGAAGTATCTACAAAATTATCACCATAAGCAATATGTTTTACATCATATGGACTACTATGCGCTCCAGATTTACATAAATTATAATTTAATATTTTAATATTATTGTAATCAACTGAATTTAATATTAAATCTCTAAGCATAAATGGGCTATTTGCCCCTATTATTTCTATATCAGATACAGATGGAAATAATGTTTTAATAGTATTTGTTATTACATATGGAGAAGATAATGATTTACCATGTGTTTTTAGTTTTAATCTTTCAAAAAATTGTTCGTTTGTTTCTTTTGATGACCCATTAATAAATGGATCCTTGTTAATTATTTTTACAGGGGTATAACTAGAAAGACTTTTTATTGAAAATGAAGAGTTAGCATTTAAATTGCCTTCATATCCTTCATCTGTAGCAATAACATGAATCGGTCCGGCAAAATATAAGTTGTTTTCATAATTATTTAATTCCATATCAACTTTTGTTATTGTATAAGGTGTTGCACATTCGAATAATAAATTTCCACTTTGAAACAAAGTGCCTTTAATAATATTTACGTATTGTGGTTCATTAAAATATAAATATATCTTACCATATGCCTTAGAACCACTATTTCTAGTTTCTAAATAAAATAATCCTATGTGATCTAGTAATTTTTCAGGTAACTCATTGACATTTGTTAACGTCATTATATTTAATATATATTCCTGATTATAATTATATTCTTCTAATATTTTACTAAGTGGTTTTATAAAAAAATCATAAAATACACTCCCTGGAGTTGTTTCCAGGGTATTATCGATTTCTTTAATTTTACTTATTATGTAATTTTCAATATTTATAGCCATAAAATTTATCCCTATATTGATATATTAATATTTGAACTTTTCGTATTAATATTTAATTTTATTAACCAAATATTGAATACTTGGTCGTAATCTATAGATTCAATTTCTATTGATTCTAATAATTCATTATTAGGTATCTCTATACCATTAATTATTTGTTGTGCTTGTTCTTTCTTAATCTGTTCTGTTATGTCATCTATAATTAATGGTATAAATTGTTTTATTCTATCAATTAAATTTTTATCTACTATTAAATGAATTTGATTAAATTGTGAACCATAATTTTCAATAAAAATATTAGAATGTTTACTTGTTAATAAACATTTAACAATTTTTTGCACTAAATTTTCTGTACCTTGAACAGTTGATATTTCTTTTAAATTTATTGATATTGAATTATCAGAATTTAAAGTTAATAATTTTATATCTCTCATAGTTCTATTCTTTTATATTTAAAATATACTTATTTATAGTATCAGATGCTATACTAATTTCACTGATTTGATCTTGTAACCAATTCATATGTGTAGATATCGTTTGCTGTAAATTTACTAATTTTTTAGTTGCAGAATTAGCATCATTATTTATTACTAAATCAGATAATTTATCTAAAAATAATGGCGTATGATCGCTTTTATCATTACAATTTATAATATCAATAACGTTATTTGTCAATTTATTTGCTTTTTCTATATTTGATAGTAATTCACTAAGATTACCCTTTTTAATTTTATCTCCACATACTAAACATGGTGTTCCATTTAAATATTGAACGGTACCTTCAAATTCTTTAAGTAATTGATTAAAAAATTTATTTGATTTTAAATATCCTACATACTCTTCAGCTAATTTAATTTCTTTACTATCAAATTTCTTTTGTTCTTGTAAGGTTTTTCTAACCGCCTTTAAACCATTTATAGTAGATCTCGCTACTTGCCTATTTATTACTAATATTAAACCAGCACTTAATGGTGTAATATATTTTTGTGCAATTTGTATAGCTTTATCTATTGGTTCAACAATTGCTTCATCTGTTTTTATATTATATGTTTTGTTAATTATAAAATTTTTTAAATTATCTAACATTACACCAGATTTCTGAATTAATTCATTTAATTCTACAGCATTAAATTTTAAATCACTGCCAGGTATCGTAAATTCAATATTTTTACTTATTATAGGCTTTAATAATGCTTTTGCTAATTCTAATTCCCCCACCCACTGATTAGTTTTCAATTGTAAAGTTAGATAACTATCTTTTGCTTTAATTGAACTTTCTATATCTTGTTTTGTACCTAATAATTTTTTTGATGCGGCTTTTAAATAATCTAAATATATAGAACCTACTTTTTTAATTTTTTTCCACATACTGGGAAATAACAAAATTAAAGATTCATACATTTTTACTTCTGTTGTTAATGATTCTAATGTAAATGTTGATGTAAGTTTATCGGTTAAAAATGAATTCTCTTGTGATTTCGGATTAATTGCTTCAAATTTATATTCAATATTTTTAAATTTAATTTTCTCTATATATAATTTTTTGGAAACTAAATCATTTATATTTTCATTAATATTTTTATCTAATTTTTTTAATAATGAACTAATTTGTACTGTATATATAGGAAATTTTTCTGTTAAAATTTTTGCTCTTTTTTGAAATACAATTCTAAATAAATTTAATTTTATAATTGCGGGTATAAATGGGAATAGACGCATTATTACTTCAGTAGCATATTTTTCATCTAATTTATCTATTTCATCATATAATGCTTCCCAATAAGTTACTATATTACCATATACATTATCTTTTAATTTAGAAAAATCAAATTGTAAATTATAGGTCTTTTTTATCTCATTATATCGATTTAAAAATTCTTTATATGGCCAATCATATAAATATGCAATTGCCTTATCAATAAAATTATCTGCTAATATTATATTACTTTTATGAATGGAAGAATCTAATTCTGTATTTTCAACTCTAGTAATTTCTCTTCCTATTAATTTTTGTGCAGAATTAATTTGTTTAATCGCATAATTTAATGATAATATTTTATATTCTTCTGCGGTTAATGAATTATAGCAATCTTCTAATATTGAAACTACTGAATTTATTTCTGATAATAAAATATTTATTAATTTATCACGATATTTTAAATATGTTAATAAATTTTGTACTAAAAGATATTGATATACAAGTTCCATACCAGGAAGAAATGTAATAAAAAAAGCAACCATATTAGTTAACCCACCTACTAAACTTCCCATAAATAATTCTGATAATGTTGCTTCTAATAAAACTGCCGCAGGGGCACCAACTAAACCAGATGCTAATGTTACCATCGCAGTGATGAAATTTTGACCTATTTGATAAACTAAATAATTAAAGCTTTTTGCAACATTTTTTGTAAAATTATTTACTAATTCTTTAAATTTATTTATAATATTATTAGGATTACATAAATCAGAATTATCTAATCCTAATCCTATAATTAAATTTTTAATTGCAGAACTAGTTTCATTTCCTAAATCTAATAATGATTTAACATTCATTTTGTTAATTCTTTGATTTTTTTAGCTAATTCTTTTTTTCTTCGTTTTAATTCACTATCAGTTAAATTTAATGATAATGTAATTTCTTTAGCTGTTTTTATGGGATTTCCGTATAAACCTAAAGTATATTCTAAAATTTTTTTATCAATTGGATCAGAATCTATATATACTGCATCGATAGCTTCCTTTAACTCTAAATCTACAAATTCAGGCTGTACAAATCTATAAAAACCGCCCTCATCTTCATCTGTTTTCACAGTTAATGATAAATCGCTTCTTAATTCATTCTGTAATCTTTCTACTTCTTTAATAGAAATATTCATAGCATCTGCTATTTCTGCAGTTGTTGGTTCACGTCCTTTATCTGCCTCTAAATTAGCTTTGACTGTTTGATATTGACCTATGAGTAAAGCCCTAGGTTCTGGTATATAACCTACATTTTGATAAGTAGTAACAAATCTAGATAATTTTTTTAAATTATTAACTACATGGGTATTTAATTGGGCTTTATTTGGATCATATGTTTCTAATGAATGTAAAGCTAATCTCTTGCCTTCTAATTGAAGGGCTGGTAAAGGTAAACCTGAATTACTATATTTACTTACCTGACTCATGATTAAATTATCTAATGAGGATAATAATTCTTTTTTTGCTTCAGGATTTCCAGCTTTATATTCATAAAATAATTTTAATTCTTTTTGTTTATCCATTAGATAATAATCTCCTTTTGATATTTATTAAATCTGTTTTTATATCTTGTAAAATATTAATACGTTCTTGAAGTAATAGTAAATCACTAGTATTAAAATTATTTGTTTGTAACTTTTGTAATAATATATTAGACAAATATTCTAAATTTTTTAATTCTTCTTCACTGGTATATTTTTTTAATATTATTGAATTTCCTTCACCTTTTATATTTTTTACAAGATTTGAATGAAAAGTTTCTATTTCTGATTTAATATCATCTATTTTTTTATTAATAATTGATTTTACATTTGCTTCGATAACAACATTTTTTGCTATTTTATCCGCATAAGTTATTATTGGTAATTTATTATCAATAATATTAAAAGCAAAAGAAATAGATTTTAATACTTCATCTAATTTAATATAAATAATATTATCAATATTTTTAATAAGTGTGTTAATTAAATTCACTTGTTCTTTTATTGCGCGATTATATCTTGGTAAAATTAAAAATTTTAGTTTTTTTTCATCAATTATATTATAATATGTTAATGGATGTTTTACTACAACCCAGGTCATAGAAAATTGTCCTATATTATCTGGTAAAGAATTGTAACTCGTGGTAAATGATAATGGATAACCATAGATTGTATGATTATTAACTGATAATACAGCAATTGATCTAGATTCAATTAATTTAGTAGCACGTAAATATTTATTATAAAAATTTAATAAAGAGGAATTATGAAAATATCTATATTCTTCATCCTTTTTTTGTGATGTATAATCAAGTGCTGCACATTGAAATGTATAAATTGGAACCGAGTCACCAAAAAGCAAAATAGTAGCAGCATTAAATGTTTCTAATAACTGAGCTCTTTCCTTATATTGAAATTGCATATTAAGTAATATAAAATTATTTGTGATAAGTTCGATATCTCCATCAATATTTAAAATATATAAAGCTGCTCCTATACCATCTCCTGAATTATTTATAGTATCAGATAAATCTTCAGGGGATAATTTCTCATCTAATAAAGAAAAAATATTTGCAACATTATTTTTATATTGTGTCCTAGGTGCTTCTGTTAAATTCAAATTAACATTATTTTGTATTTCTTGGGTATTAATTAATTCTTCTAAAAATTCTGCCATAATTATCCTCTTGTTATAACAATATCATTACTAATAAATTTATTAAATGATGAAATTACATGAGCGCGTCTAGTAATATTATATGGTCGAAATATTGCATTTTTGTGTTGACAATTATAAATTGCTTCATCTTTAGATAAAATGGATTTATATTCATTTTCTAAATCTGTTTTTTGCTGATTAAGTTCCTTTAATTTAGCATCGATATTAGAAATATATAAATTTAAATTAAGATCATTTTTTGCTAATATATCTTTTTTTTCTTTTTCTAAATTATTAATTTGTTCTACAATCGATTCTATATTTGTTTTTATAGTATTTATTACCATTTGACTCTTTTTTAATCCTTTTTTCTGTTCATTTCCAGTTTCTAATATTTGATTTCTTAATGTCGAATAATTGTAATCCATTTGTTTTAATATAAATGATAGATCTTTTGTATCTTCAAATAGTTTATTACTTGGTAAATTATAAGCCCCAATATAATCTAAATATTCGGACATAGTACATAATTTTCTACGAACCATTAAATTTATATAATCAAAAATAGATAAATTGCTATTTTCTTTAATTGCCTTATAAAAATTTTTAAATTCATTTAAAGCCATATATAATAATTTAGTATTTAGAACCGCTTCATCACAATTGAGCCACGGCTCTTTATTTACCTCCTCAATTACATAATCTTTAAATTTTAATTTTCCGTCTTTAACTTCTTTAATAAAAAATAAAAGAGAACGATCAGTTGAATCTATATCATAAATTTTATTATTAGGGTTTAATATGCATTCTAATTCTTTAAAGCTATTTTTATTTTCATTTACCTGATTAATCAATTCACCATATTTATTTATTTTTCCAGTTAATAAATATGTATATATATCTACTCCAATAGTTTTAAAATCATATAAATATTCATTATAAGCTACTTGATTTGCAGCTAACATACCCTCTTGTACAGAATCATCAACTAAAAATTGTTTTAATTTTGGATTAATATTTTTATCTTCAACATTAACAAAAATACTATTTGTATTATCACTAAATAATAATCTACAATTTCTTAGTGTTATTTGACTTGTAGCTGAACCCGTTGCACTAATCGAAGTTGTTATTTTTGTTATAATTCCTAATATATTTGGTTTTTCTAAATCAAAGACTAAGGCGGGTAATCCTAGCATTCGATACGGATTCCATTCTGTTGTAATAGAAACATATCTATTTTTATATTTTGCAACTAAATAATCTTGTAAAACAAAATTATGCATTGATGCAATAACATCTTTTGGATCGTTAAGATCAATATTTTTTGCTTCTTTCATTAATTCAATTTCAGCATAATCAAACATTCTATAAGCGGGATTGATACCTCTATACGATTCCTCCTCTGTAAAATTAGTTCTAAAATTTTTTGGATAATTAAATAATTTAAGATTTGGAATTACATAAATACTATTCATCCACACTGGAACGAGAGGCTGTGTACCAATCTTTACAACAGCACTCCCAATTATTCTAGTAGGTTCAGCAGACATATCTCTACTATATGTTATTGAAGTAACTTGTTCTGGAAAAAATATATTACATAATGGTGGGGGGCCCGATTCTATTTCTGGCATTAGAAATGCTCGAAGAGGTCCATATTTTTCAGTTTCATTTCTATAAACTTGATAAACAGATGGATATGCTGCCGGAGCAATAAATTTGTAACTCATGTATTTTTCAAATGCATTTAGCAAATTCATATATGTAAAATTTGGGGTACTTTCTAAATTTACAGTAGCATATGATTGCAATAATTGATTTATAGATTCAAATGCAGCTCTTAATTGAAAAGCTCTATTATCACCTGGATTAGGAAATGCGAATATAGATGAACTCAAATATAAAGACAAAGATTGTATACCATAATATATATCGGATAATTCAAATATTGAATTGATGTTATTAAATAGAGAAATAAAATTACCTTTACCCGCCGGTTGATCGTTATCCAATTGTGTTGCAAAATATGTTGCTAATCCACCTAAAACACTTACTGTGCCGCAATCATCTATTTTTCCATCAAAAATATTTTTATCATCTGGTGTAGCATTTATAGTTTCAACTGCATTTTCAGTTCTAATAATTACATTATTTATTTTAGATGATTCTATATGTACTTTAGATATACCGGAAGCTTCTTCAGTTTCCCTTGTTACTAATGAATCAACAGGTCTTAATTGCGCTGTCATCATTCGGTATAATATACCGACTGCATTTATACTGACACCTTCACCAGATGAACTTCGTTGAAATGCATTAGAAATCAATTCACCTTCAAATAATAAAAAAAACTCTTTTTCATCATGAAATTTTCCAAATAATTGGACAATCGTTCCGGGTAATAATTTTAATGCTTCATAATTTACTCCAAAATTTATTGACAAACTTGGAATTTGCCCCTCTGTTTCAACTATACTAGCTGAATTAAAGGGAACTTCTACTCCCTCTAAAAATAATTTAAATTGCGCTATTCTTATACTTGTATTTAAATATTCCATAATAAATTTATTTTGTTTTTATTCCATTTTCATTCCAATTTTTTAATATTTGATATAATTCTGATAAAATAATATTATTTTTTTCTTCTATTTTAGGTAATTTAAAATTAAATTTACTTTCTACTTCATCTGCAGTAATAGAACCTGATAATACTGCTTGCTTACGTATAGTAGATGCTAGTTCTTGTATCTTTTTAAAATCCTTATTTTCTAGGGCTTCATTAAATTGTTTTAGCATATCATCTTTTAAATTACCTTTATATACAGTTTCGATAACTAAATCCATGTTTCCCAATCCTAATCGTAATGCTTCATCAGTTTGTTGTTGTACTATTGTTTCTCGCGCATATTCTGGTACATCTTTTGGTAAATTCTGTCTAATTATATCTTCATATTGTTTTCTAAATCTGTATGAAGCAATCTCTAATACTGCAGCTTTATATTGTTCTGGTATTGCACTCCCTATTTCTTTAAATATATTTTTAAATTTAGCAGGTGCATAATCTTCTATTGGTTTAAAGCTTTTCTTTTCTCCCTTAATTACTGCATTTACATCATCTACATACATTAAATATGCCCTTACGGCTTTATCATATTCTTCATTTGTTATTTTACCTACTTTACGACCAACGTCTAATTCACTTTTTAATAAATTTAAACCTTTAGATCTAGCCCAATCATTGAATGTATTTCCATCATATATATTATGAAGAAATTTTCCATTACTTTGCAATCCTTTTAAAATATTCCAGGCATAGTTATCAAATGCTTCTCTTTCCTTTACTATGTATTCAGCGGTATTTTCTTTTGATGAGAAACGATCTAATCCTAATGTATTAGTAAATAATTTTATACGGTCTCGTAAAGCAATTTGTTGACTTTTTGTTAAATTTTTAAATTCATCTCCAAATGTCGTTTTAGAAATATAATCATATACTTGCTGAATAGAAGTAAATGATTGAAATGTTGATTTATCATATTTCGATCCAGCTTCAATAACTTTTTGTACATCAGTAGAATTTACATCGCCAGTTAATTTTTGCAATTTTGCCATAAAAATTTTATCTTGTTCTGAAACAATTGCAGTATTTGCTTTTTTAAAAGCTTGTCCCGCTGGACTATTTTCCCATAACTTTTTCAACTCATTAACATATTTATTTTTTCCAGAAAGAGCGGTAACAATTTCCTCATTTAAATCTTTACCTAATATATCATTTGGACGTACACGTACAGTACCTGTAAACCAATCTGCTATCGATTGAAAAACATTAGCTGTGGATTTATATCCTTCATTTAATACTTCTCCTAATGCTGTTCCAAATTTAGTATGACCGATAACTCCCCATGGTCTTGTTTGTAATAGATATGCTCCTTTTACAGCATCATAGACTGTACCCAAACCTAAATTATATGATATGCCCCTAAGTCCACCCATAACATTAGCTTGTGTAATATCCTTATACATATTATATAATGTAGTTTCTTGTTCCTTTTCTGGGTCTATAGGAGTCAATGCGGTATTTAATACTAATTGTGCTTGTGCATATGATAGCCCATATTGTTTCATCATTGCCCCTGCAACTACATCAGCAGAAACTTTACTACCTTCATCAACAATACCCGATTTATATAATAAATCTAATGTTTGATAAGTCATATCAACAGCATTTTGCTGCAATGAAAATTCCCCAGCTCTACGTCCAGCAGAAGATATTAAAGCAAAATAATTTTGTGGATTTTCTGCTATATAACTTGCGTATGCTTCTGCATTAGATAATAAATCTGCATCTGTTTTCCCAGCAGCTACAGCTGCGGATCTCATTACACCATATGGGCCCATTGCATAAGCTAAAGTAGTTTGTGCTAATAATTGTGCCGCTGCACTCTGTCCGCCCGCTTCATAAATAATATCTCGTAATTCTGGACTTGCGCTATTAGCAAACATACCAGCTATAGTTCTCGCATCAACCATCAAATCAAAACCCGCTTTAGCACCTAAATCCGTACCACGAACCATTTCGGCACCTTGTAATCCGTATTGTAATAGTTCATTAACAGAGGTACCTGCTAATCCAGCGGAATATTGCATCTTAGCAATAAATGGAAGAGCATTTTCAATAGGGGATATATTTCTTGCATCTAATTCCCCCATTATAGTCATAGCCTGTTCAGTAAATGTACCCAAAGCCTTAGCTATTGTCCTGGCATTTTCTATAATAGTATTAACTTTTTCAGTAAATCTTTCAGCTGACCCGGAATTTAAAAATCCCCCAGCTTCTGCAAATGATAATACATTAGCACTTATTTCATCTAAACTATAATTTTCTAACATCCCTTGAAATGAATAAGCTTTAGAAGTCATAGATTTAACAATATTACTAGCGTCAGATCGAGACAATGGTATATGCGACATGCGGGCCATAGTTTGTAATCCCTCAATCATCTGATTTTGTTTTTCTACTTCATCTACTAATGGTGATAATGCTAAATCAGCAATACCTGCCGCTATAGCTAATGGAGCTAATGGTGGTACTGCAATAGAAGCACCGAATAAACCTAATGAAACTGCACCTAGAGGATGTTCTTTAAGAGTTCTATAAACTTTTTCTCTTAAACTTTCTTTATTTGCTTCCATATAATCAGTAATTGGTATTGGGCTCGTATAATCATATCCAAATCCTAAAGAACCTAAAAAAGTACTATTATTTATAGAATCCTTAATTCCCTGTTGTGCTATTTGTATTCCTGCCGACACATCTTGATAAAAATTAGATATACCCGCACTCATATTATTTAATATTTGCCGCATATAAGTAGGGTCTTGTGGTACACTAAATGCAGTATTAGCAATGTCATTCGCAGAACTAATTATTTGGGTTAAATCTGGAGTTACACCGGCAATAGAAGATATTGGGGTTACAGCAGATAAATTATTTATTTGTGCAGTTTGTAAGGCAGGAGAAACTAATTGATCTGTAGATGAAAAATTAAATGCATCAGATACAGTTTGATTAATTTGTTGTCGTATAGTTTGTAATTGTTGCGCTATATCACTATCGTCAATTTGAATCGTATAACGTATAGTCTCTTCTGCCATTTTTATATCCTATTATTAAATTTTTTAATTAAATCTATTCCAGAAATATTCTCAAATTCTAAATTATTAATCTTTTCTGCTTTTTCTTTATTAATTTTAATTTTTATTTCTTTTGGAACTTTAAATATTTCTTTAAATTTTTTCATTTGATCTTCTATATTTTCTTTTTTTGATGTTTTCGGCTGTGTATCTAAATATAAAAGTTTCCTATAAGTTTTTAATAACGAATTAATATTATCTATATATTGATTTCCATCTGATAAATTAGAATATATTAAAAGCATAATTTCAATATATCTTATATAATCTTCTCGTTTACTATGTAATAATAATATATTTTCACGAAATTTATTATTTCCATCTAACTTTATTCCTTTTGAGATTGCTCGGGCTTTATCTGTGAGACGCCCCCCTGAAAAAAATTTTTATCTACCTCTTCATACCCAATAAATTCTTTAACTTTTTTTTCTAGTTGTATTAATTCTTGATATAATTTATCCACTACAATGGAACTTAAAGTATTCAAAAATTCCTTTGCTTCTTCAGACGTCTTAAATTCTTTATCTTTATATCTTAATAATGCCATGGAAAGTCTTTCTAATATATATTGTTGCCAATATTGTAATTTAGTAACTTTATCTCCTTCTAATGACATCATTTTATTATCTAATTTTTTATAATCATCGGGGGTCAATGTTCGAATTGTAACATATAATTTATTTGGGATTAATTCTACAATATATTCAACATTACCATAATCGAAAAGTTGTTCAAGTACATATTCCTTTGTTAATTCCATAATTTTTCTCTGATTGGTTATTAAATAAATATTTATTATACTATAATATAATTATTTTTTAAACCTTATTCAACTAAATTTTTATATTTTTGGTATAAGATAAATGAAGGTGTTGGCTTTATTTTTTAAATTATTAATTATGGAGTGATGAAAGATAGATATTATATTATCTAATGTTGCAGAATTAATGAAATTAACACAAGGGGAAGAATCTATTATTAAAAAATATTTAACGATTACCAACCCCCTATTTAATCAAAGGATAGGATTAGGACTTCAAAATTGGAATATACCGCAACATTTATTTTATTATAAAAAAATTAGCAATAAGATTTTAATACCTATCGGGGCTTTACCGGAAATTGTAGATTTAATTGAAAAACAATACCCAACGGCGGAATTCAATATTATTCAAGATAATAGAACCAGTAATATAGATACTAATTATTTTTCAAATGTAATTTTTACCGGAAATTTAAGAGATTACCAATTGGATATTGTTAATGCTTGTTTAAATAATATAATCGGTATTATCGAAGCGGCTACAGGAAGTGGTAAAACTATATGTTTTATTAATTTAATTATAAAACGAAAAATACCTACTTTAATATTAGTTAATACTGTAGAACTAGCCAATCAAACTATTGATAAATTAATACAATTTTCAAATTTATGTAGGGAACAGATAGGACTTATAGGTAATGGCGTTAAAGAAATAAAACCAATAACTGTTGCTCTACATCAATCGTTATCAACAATAGAGGGGGAAGAATTAGAAAATATAAATAATATCTTTGGTCAAGTTATCGCTGATGAAGTACATATTTGCGCCGCTAATACATATTTTGACAATATGAATAAACTAAGAGCAAAATATAAATATGGATTCAGTGCAACTCCACAACGAGATGATGGTTTGACCCCAGTTATACATTTTTGTACAGGTGCAAAAATACATATTGTTCCAAATAATAAATTAGTGGATTCAGTATTACCTATAGAAGTTCACACGATAGATACTAATTTTCAATATTTATTATTTAGTACTACTGAATATCAGAATATGCTTACTTCCCTTGCTATTGACAAAAATAGAAATGAACTAATAAAAAATACATTAATTGAAAAATATAAAGATAAATACATTTGTTTACTGTGCAATAGAGTCGATCAAGTAAAAGAGTTAAATAAACTATTAGGTTCAGATAGTATTTATATTACTTCTGAAATGAATAAAAGAGAACGTAAAGAAGCTATGGAATTAATTAATACAAAAAAAATAAAATGGATAATATCTACTTATGGTTTATTTTCAACAGGTATAGATATACCATGGCTCGAAGTTATATTTTTCTGCTCTCCGATGAAAAGTACAATAAAAATTAAACAAGCGATAGGACGTGCCAGAAGGCCATATCCAGGTAAAACAAAAGCAATAATAGTAGATTTTGTAGATAAAAGAAATGAAATTTTATATGTTCATTTTAAAAAACGACTAAAAATTTATAATCAATTAATCAATAATAATTAAATATGATAAAGAAAATTAATACTAATAGCAACTCTGTATTAAGAAAAAAAGCCGATAAAGTAGTTCCACTAAAACCAAATATTATTACAGGAAATATAATTGGAGAAAAAATTTCATTTTGGGACAACGATGTAATAAACCATATTCAGGATTTAAAAGATACAGCTGCATCATATCCAGATTGTGTTGGGTTATCATCTTGTCAAATATGGGATATTCCCAGTAAAAATCCATTAGCTATTTTTGTTTTAAAAATTAGTGTAGATGGTGGAAAAACGTTTTATTGGCAAGAATTTATTAATCCAGAAATTAGTACATATGGGGATGAAATTGTCGCTTCAGAAAGATGCTTGAGTTTTCCGAATTATGTTGGAAGCATAAAAAGAAAAAAATATTGTAATATAAAATTTAATTTATTAAATTCTATAGATAAAATAGAATATAATTTTAACAATGATCAAATGATATTATTTTCTATATTAATTCAACATGAATATGATCATTTACAAGGTAAGACGATAAAGAAATGAAAAATTACGATTTTAATATACCAGATAAAAAAGAATTAGAAAATTATACAGCTCAAAGTTTGAAAAAGAACCTTACTGAATTAAGGAAAAATTTTAGGTTAACTCATTGTTGTCTAAATTGTCTTTTTTATAAAAAAATTAGTTACAGTAAAGGAAGATGTATTTTCCCATACTACGATTTAACTATGTTAAAAAAAATAATATTAAAATTTCCGCAAGTCATACCAGTTACAGTATGTGATAATTATACGATTAATAATAAATTTTATAAGTCAATCGTATATAAATCTCTACCACCAAATTCAAAACTAAAATTATAATTTTATGACAAAAAAATATGTAAACCTACTTAAATTTTTATATAAAAATTTGGTAAAAAATAATTTAGCTCCATTTTATATAACGCACGATACTGCTATAAAATTAAAAGATAGTAAGAATATAGATGAATGGAATATTACAATTTGTACTAATAATATTAAACATTTAAAATCTATATTTGATATTCAAATTACTGATCAAGATAAAATAGTAACATATTATAATGGTATAAAAATAATTTTTCATTTAATATCATATCAATTAAATAATGATGCAAATATAAAAAAATATATTAATAAAATGGATTTCAGTATATTTACTGATTATATTAATATATATCAATTAATAAAAGATAATGCATCATTAAATGATATAAACTCTTACTATATAACCAATGGTGGATATTTTGATTACAAATCAAAAAAATTAGTACCTATTAAAATTGATAGAAATTCACTTTTACATATTCCTGTTTATTTAGCAATATTAGGAAAAGATTGGAATTTAATAATGAAGAATAATAATTTATCTTTTCCAGAAAAGGCATTATTATTAAATCCAAAATTTATATATAATCAATTATTTGATTTATTTAATTTATCAAATGAACCTAGTATTGCATTTGAGACAATGAGGGAATTTAATATTCTACAATATTTTTTACCAGAATTGAATAATTTAAAATTAATAACACAAAAATTTAAAGGTAAATTAATCGATGCTTATCAACATACATTATTAGCATTAGATAGTATACCAAAAAATAATGAAAATGCTTTTTTATTGCGTACGGCAATTTTATTACACGATATTGGTAAATTTTGTAGTAAAGAATTCACTGAAAATGGTATAAATTATTATGGCCACGAATACGCTAGTGCGATATTAGCTGAACGTATATTATATAGATGGGGATATAATAAATCTCAAATTAATGAAATATTAATTCTAATTCGTAATCATATGTTTAATGCATTTTTAACTGATAGTAAAAATATACAAAAATTAATATTTAAAGTTGACCCGAAATATATTCACACACTAATTGATTTACGTATCGCCGATTCACATGGAATTATTAAAAATAATTCAACAAATAAAAAAATTATAAATTATTACGAAGATTTTCGTAATATAGTTAATGATGAATTAAAAAATATTAATCCAGATAATATTCGAATTAGAATTAATAATAACGAACTAATAAAATTACTTACATTATATACAGATCAACCTATTTCATTAGTATATAAATATGCTAATAAATATTTACAGACTGGCATTATACTAGGAGAATTTAAAAATTCATCAAAAGATTTAAAAGATGAAATAAACAATATCTGTTCTATAAAATGTCCTTTAAATTTAATACATTTGTTTGAAACGTGGACATCAATATTAAATAAATCAGAAGAAAAGACCCCAGATAATAAATTATTATGCGGGATGTATTGTAATTTTATCTGTGATGAAATACGAAGACAAAAAAATAAGGAGTAAGTTAAATGAATGGTTATACATCCATTATTTAGCAGCAGTTCTGGTAATAGTTTATTGGTAATTGGAGATAAAGAAACTATAATGATTGATTGTGGTGTGACGTATAAAAAAATAAAAGAAATATATTCTGATATTGATAAAGTAGATAAATTATTTATTACTCATTCACATCAAGATCATATTTCAGGAGCTGGTGTTATAGGACGTAAATTTAAATGTGATATTTATCTTTCTGAATTTGCGTATGAAACAAAAAAATCACTATTTAATAATTGTAAAATAAATATAATTAAAGGAGGCGATGAAATATTAACAAAAGAATTCAAAATATTTTCATTTAGTACAAAACACGATAGTCATGATAGTTTGGGATTTAAAATAACTGAATTGTCCTCAAACGACAAATTTGCTTTTGTAACTGATACGGGTATAATAACTAAATTGATAAAAACAAGTATTGCTGATGCTAATATATATTTTTTTGAAAGTGACTATGATGAAGAATTAATATTAACATATGATGGATATGATGATATATTAAAAGAACGTATAAGAAGTCCTTTAGGACACTTAAGTAATCAACAGACATTAGAATATATAAAAACTTTAGATATAGAAAATACTAAGTTAATTCTATTAGGTCATCTAAGTCGAAATACTAATTCTCCCGATCAATTGCAAAAACGAATTAAGGAATTATTACCTGAAACATATTATGAAAAAATTAAAATAATAACTGAACCATTTGAGAGGATTAATATTAATGGACATTAGTATAACGTTTGATATTGAAACGATACCGTGGCAAAAACAATTTACTGCTGCACAACAAGATCTATTCAATAAGGAATTTACAGAAACTAAAACTAAAAAATATGGAGAAAAAGAATTATCAGAGGAGGAATTGAATGATTTAGAAATACTCGTAAAAAGTGTAAATCCTTATTTAGGAGAAATTGTAGTTATAGGAATATATATAACAGATAATAAACGAGAAGAATTAATCGCATTAGATGGAAATGAATTTGATATATTATCGAAATTTTGGAATATAATAGATGGATTTAATGGTACATTTGTTTCATTTAATGGTTTACAATTTGATGTGCCGTTTATTATAAAACGTTCAATGTACCATAATATAAAACCAACAAATAATAATTTTCTTAATCTCAGAAAATATAGTACATATCCACACTTTGATGTAAAATATATTATGGGGAATTTTAATACATATGCAATTGGCACATTAGATCAATTATGTGATTTTTTAAATATTGAATCTCCTAAAAATGGAGATGTAAAAGCAGATAGTGTTTTTCTAAATTATATAGAAGGAAAAATTAAGTTAATAAAAGAATATTGCTTAAGAGATGTAAAAGCAACATATGAATGTTATAAAAGAATAAAAAATTATCAGTATAATATATTTATTAAATAACCAATCAAAAATTTAAATGAGTTTATTTGCATTAGCAGAACCAGTTGCTAGTAGATTAAAAATGTTAGTTTATGGCCCAGCTGGTTCAGGAAAAACTATTACAGCTTTAAGTTTTCCAGATGTAGCTATAATTGATACTGAAAAAGGTACAGATCATTATGGAAAATATAAAAAATTCTATAGAATACAAACAAATGACCCAATCGTAGTTAAAAGTGCTTTAGATGAATTAATAAATAATCCAGGAAATATTAAAACAATTGTTATAGATTCATTTTCTGTTTTATATGATAAAATTATTAATAATTACGAATCAAAACAAAAAATTAAATTAGGAAAACCTGATTATGTAATCCAACCCAATGATTATAGATTTATTAACTCTGAATGCAGAAATATTGTTGATAAGTTACTTGCTTTAGATATGAATATAATTGTAACATGCAGAATAAAACCAAAATATGCTGAAGGGCAATTTATGCAAGTAACGGGATCAAGGCCAGATGGCCCTAAAGATATAGAACATTGGTTTGATACGGTATTAGAACTAGAACGTGGACAAGATAAATTTTTAGCAAAAATTATTAAAGATAGAACAAATACATTAGGTAAAATAAATGAAATATTTGAATATTCATATCAAACACTTGCAGAAAAAATAGGAATCGAAGACTTAATGAGAGAACCGGTAATTATAAATCAACAAATAAATTTAGAATTAAATAAAGGACGTACAAAAGTCATAGAATTTAAAGGAAATAAAATTAAAACGGCCGGAATAACAGCTGAGACATTAGAAGAAATTCTAGCACTAGGGATTGACGAAGATAAAATTATGGCTAAAATACAAGAAGATTATAGTGTTGATAGTTTATTAGATTTAAAAGACGATGAAGCTAAATTATTATTAAACGAATTAAAAGGAGTATAATATATGATATTTAATTTTAAAAAAGCAAAAGAAGAAAATACTTTATCCGCAGTACCAGCTAATCGATATATCGTTAAGATGACACAAGTAGAACAAAAAAAATCTAAAAATACAAATACTCCAATGTTATCAATTGAATTTACTATTTTAACTGGAGAATATAAAAATCGAAAATTATGGCATAGAATTTCTCTCAATACAGATAAGTCTGCAATTTTTCTATTAAATTTATTATCAGCAGTAAATAGCCCATTAGTAGAATCTGATAATGTTACTATTGAACAAATTTGCAATGAATTAAAAGATAAAATATGTAGCGTTTATGCAGATGTGAAATTATTTGAAGGAAAACAAATAAATGAAACAAAATCAATTTGTGCATTATCAGACGAAGAAAAATTTATCCTAAACCAAACAAATCCATTTAGCGCACCTATTCCAGAAACCGCTAAAAAGAAATCAATATTAAACTAATATTCGAGGGGCAAAAATTTGCCCCTTTTTAATTTAAGAGGTATAAAATGCTAATATGTACAAATCCTGAATGTGTGGCACATAAACATCCGTCACCAGATAGAGAATTTATATCATTTGATATTTTAAAATATAAAATAACTGCAGATGAAAAATTTATAGAAATTCTCGGTTCAACAAGGGAAGAAAATCCAGGTTATTATTGTGCATTATGCGAACATGAGGCGATATACGATGAAAATATACAAAACGAACGAGCTGGAGAAGAAACTAAATAAATTACATTTAAAATACAGGGAGGAAAAAAAAGCCTTAATTACTAAAGTACCAGTTCCATTTAATATTACTGATAAGGGATTAATTGCACAATCCTCAACAGTAGATTATACTGGTTTAATAAGTGGTGGGCTTTTTATTGCTTTTGATGCAAAAGAATGCCAGAGTAAAACCAGCTTCCCTATAAGTAATATTCATCAACATCAATTAAATTATTTACGATTTGTTAAAGATTTAAATGGAATAGCATTTTTTATGATACATATGAAAAAACTTTATATTGATGAAGTATTTATAACACCAATAACTTTAATTGAAAAATATTGCGATGTTGATTCAAGAAGAAAATCTATACCAATAAAAGATTTTAACACACGATGGTTAACACCAATAAATTTATATTTAGAAAAAATCAATGAAATAAAACATGAATTATAAATCTATAGAACAGTTTTATAAAATTGGAGATATTGTACAAATAGTCACTGATGATAGTGCGCTAATAGGGCGCATTGACGCTATTATTGAAGATAGCTTATATTTAAAATTCTTTAATAAAGAAAAAAAAGAAGATAAACAATTAATAATAAAATATGGAATGGGGCCAAATGGGGCTGAAGGTATATTAATAAATGTAAACAATATTAAATATATTATAAAATTAATCGAGGTGTTAGATGAGCAAAACAATAATAAAAATCAAATTAAATGAAAATGGGATAATGCCAACAAAAGCACATGATACAGATGCAGGTTGGGATTTATATTCAGCAAAAAATATTAATACTATTGAGATAAAACCACATCAAATTGCATCAGTACCAACAGGTGTTTTTATACAAGTTCCACCTGGTTACTATGTACAATTAGCCGAACGTAGTGGAGTAAGTATTAATACCCCATTAAAATTAAAAGCAGGTATTATAGATTCTGGATATACCGGTGAAGTAAAAATGATATTTGAAAATGACAGCCATGAATCTATATTTTTATCACCTGAAATGAAATTAGCTCAAATGATTATACATAAAATCCCAGACGTTGAATTCATTCAAGTAGATGAATTAGATGATACTGAACGTGGTAAAAAAGGTTTTGGGAGCTCTGGATATTAATGCACTATTATATTGAATATGGTGGTGGATTGGGCGATATTTTTATGCAAATGATATATAGAGGTTCTTATAATGTATTAAGAGATATGGAACCAGATGATACTGCTCATATCGTTACAATCTGCCATAATCCATTTGTACATGAATTATTTTCATTTCATCCTAAACGTAATCAATTTAGGGTGGATTATTTAGATTATTGGGGTGTACAAGATGATGAAAAATATAGGTCTAAACATAATTTACCACCATCTGGTTCTTTAAATAATTTACCAGAAAAAGATTCATCATTAGTACTTTATCCAAATCAATCTGACATTAATTTTTTACTACCAATTGTAAACAAAAAATTTATATTTTTTCATCCGTTTGCAGGAGAAAATAATAGGAGATTTAACAATAATTTAATAAACAATATAATTGAAACTATTTTAAATGAAACTGATTATAATATAATTTTAGTAGGCCGCAATTACATAAGAAATGATAAAGAAATAGAAAATATAGACATTAATAACGATAGGATAATAAATGCAGTTGATAGATTATCAGTACCAGGAACTGCTATTTTATTAAATTATTCCGTCGGTATGATATGTACACATAGTTCTTTTAGTATACTTGGCTGGGCAACACAAAAGCCAATGTTATTATTATACTCTGATGTAGCATATCGCGATCATATTAAAAACAAAACACAATGGGCTTTCGGTATTGATAATGGTTTAACAGTACATAATTTTCTCGATAAATATACAATTAATGATTTTAATAATTTTAAACAACTATTGAATTAAAGTGGAAGACATAACGATATATAAAGATATTTTTAATAAATATTATATTGCAGATACAAATTATATTTGCCAAAAAAAATTAGAAATAAATGTCAAATATAATTCTGATTATATTAGAAATAATTATGAAAAAGATATAATAAAATTATTTAAAGCAAAAAAATTAAATAAACTTAGGTGGGAATTTATTAATTCTTATATAACTATAAATCCTGTCGATCGTTTATTAGATTTTGGGTGTGGCAGTGGAACATTTTTAACTATAGCAAATAAATATTGTAATGCAGTTGGATATGACATTAATGATCATAAAATTAAAGCTAAAAAAATTGCTGATATAAATTATCCAAAAAAACATTTTCGCATAGTTACTTTTTTTGATAGTTTAGAACATACAGTATGTCCCGAACATATAATTAACGTGATGTACCCAAAATATATTATTATCTCTATACCAGAATGTAACGCAATAAAAAATATATATAATAATACATATGATGTAGATTATAAAAAATTTATCGAATGGAAACATAGAAAATATGGTGAACATTTGTATCATTTTAATAGATTTTTATTAGACAAATTTATGAATAAAATGAATTATAAATGTTTAATCCATAGTAATTTTGAAGATTTAATAAGAAAACCTATAAATAAATTTGAATCAAATATTTTATCTGCTATTTATAAAAGAATGGAAGAATAATAATGAACGAGTACGTTGATTTTAATATTTGGAAAACGAAAATTTTAAAATCCGATGATAGTTATTATCATAATGATTTAGATAATTTTTATAAATATTATACGATAAAAAATACTATCGTAAAAAAATATAAACCATCCACTATTGCGGAAATTGGGGTACGTTATGGTTATTCAGCACGTGCATTTTTATATAATAATAATATAAAAAGATATATTGGTGTAGATTATCCAGGTGCTGGACATGGGGGAGTATCTGAAGATACTTTCCCATATGTTGATACATTATTAACATATTTTTTTCCTGATACAGAAATTATTTTAATAGAAAGGGATTCACAAACTATCGATCGGCTTCCAAATAATTATAAAGTTGATTTTTTCCATATTGATGGAAATCATTATTATAATGGATGTTTACACGATTTATATCTTGCTATGAATTCATTAAATGAAAATGGGATAATTCTAGTTGATGATTATATTTTTATAAATGAAGTAAAACAAGCTTGCAATGATTTTGTAGAAAAAGAAAAAGATTTTGTAAAAAATATTGAAATAATTGATTCATATAGAGGGGAATTTATAATTAAATTAATCAAGTCAAAAAATGGAACAAATACAAATGGATAATTTTTCAAAGGAAATTTGGGAGCTAAATTATAAAGCTCCCAATGAAAATTATATAGAAGATACTTGGCGACGGTTAGCTTCCTCATGCGCACTTGTTGAAAAATCCGATAAACGTAAAAAAATTGAAGATCAATTTTATTCTATTTTATCAGATTTTAAATTTATACCTGGTGGACGTATTATGGCGAATTTGGGAGTTGAAGGTAGAGATAATACCACATTATATAATTGTTTCGTATACAATCCAACTCCAAAAGAAATATATGATATAGATAGTATGGAAGGTATAATGGAAATGTTAAAAAATAGTAGTGTTATATTACGTACTGAAGGTGGATTAGGTATATATGTTGGATGGTTAAGACCAAAAGGCTCATATATAAATGGAATTGGTGCCAGAACCCCAGGAGTTGTTAAATTTTTAGAATTATGGGATAAAATGTCTGAAATAATTACAGCGGGTTCAATCATAAAAGTTGATGAAAATAAAAATGAAAAAAAGAAAATTAGAAAAGGTGCAATGTTAGCTTGCTATCCTGTTTGGGGACCCGATATAAAAGATTTTATAACAATAAAACAAACCCCAAATAAATTAACGAAATTTAATTTATCTGTAGGTATATATAAAGATTTCATAAATGCAGTTATAAATAATGAAAAATGGGACTTAGTATTTCCAGACACAACATTCGAAAAATATAAGGCTGAGTGGGATGGGGATATTTATAATTGGAAAGAAAAAGGATATCCGATTAAAATATACGAAACAGTTAAAGCACGCGATTTATGGAATCTTATTATGGAATCGACTTATAATAGAAACGAACCTGGTGTAATCTTCTTAGATAATGTTAATGAACTAAATCCTCTATATTATTGTGAAAAAATATTTACAACAAACCCATGCGGCGAAATCCCAATGCCTACATCAGTTTGTTGTTTAGGTTCAATTAATTTAACAAAATTTGTTAAAATCAAAGATGATAAACTTATATTTGATTTTGATAATTATGCTACAACAGTAAAAATTGCAATTAGATTTTTAGATAATATATGTGATATTTCTAATGTCCCATTACCTGAATATAAAAAGATAATTAAAGAAAAACGACGAATCGGATTAGGAAATATGGGACTCGGTTCCCTGCTAATGATGTTCGGAATACGCTATGGATCAAAAGAATCCCTCAGCCTAATTGAGGACATATACAAATGTAAATGTGAAGCAGAATTATTAGCGTCTGCAGAATTGGGTAAAGAAAAAGGAGATTTCTTATTATTCGATAAAGAAAAATATTTCAATTCTAAATGGTGGAAAAATTTAAATATTACACCAGAAATAAAAAAATTAATTCAAGATATAGGACATATGCGTAATAGCCATCGAAGTATGAATGCACCAAACGGTAATACTTCTATTTATGCGGGGGTGGTATCGGGTGGAATAGAACCTGTATTTTCTCGTGAATACATTAGATGGTCGATTGTTCCAGAAGACGAATTAAAAAATTTAAAAAAATTAGGATTTAAATTTCCCGATATATTAAAAAATGAATTTTATGAAACGGAACATTTAAAATTTAAATATCGTGGAAATGAACAAATACTATTTGGAACATTTAATAATGAATTATATGAATATGACAAAAATAGAGGATTAACTAAATCAATTAATGTAATTGACTATGGTTGGAAATTTGCTAAAGCATTTTATCCAAAAGATACTCTAGATATACTACTACAACAAAATAGTTTCGCTTCTACTAATGATTTAACAGTTCAAGATCATATACAAGTCCTAAATATTATCGCACATTATACAGACCAAAGTATATCCAAAACTGTTAATATACCAAATAATTATCCATTTGAAAAATTTAAAAATTTATATATGGATGCGTGGAAAAATGGTATAAAGGGTATTACATCTTATAGAAGTGGAACTATGACTGTTGTTCTCGAAGAAAAAATGAAAAATGAAATAATACAAAATGAGTTGGAACAGTTATTTAATGAAGCTGGAGATAATATTATTAAAAACGTATTAAAATTACCTACGGAATACTATTCAAAAGGATATAAAATAAAAGATAAAAATAAAAAGAAATGGTATATTAATATTGCTTTCGCAGATAAATTTTATCAAAAACCTTTTGCAATATTTATTCATTCAAATAATAATGAAGGGAATGAAGTAACTACTGAATTTATACAAGCAATGGAAAAATTATTAATTGAAAAAGGTATAGATAAAAATTTAATTTCCGAACAAATTGAAAAATATGCACATCAAAAAAATGTTACAAAAATTGCTCGTATTATAGGTATGGCATTAAGGCATAATGTTCCAATTGTTGATATAATCGATGTATTAGATAAATTTGATATAGAGATATCGAGTTTAATATTTCATCTAAAAAAATTACTTTCTAAATTTATTAAAGATAATACAAAAGTAAAATCAGAAAAATGCCCAGAATGTGGAAAAACTTTAGTATATAAAGAAGGTTGTAAAACTTGTTTATCCTGCTTTTGGAGTAAATGCTAACTAATCAAAATTAAAATGAAAATATATAATATTAGTAAAGGAGATAATAAAAGAAAATTATTAGTTAAAGATATTGCTGAAGAACATATAGTAAAAAATGATCAAGTCAGTAAAAAAGTAAAATTAATTACATATGATGAAATAACAAAACAAACATTTTATATAACTGATGCTTGGGTACAAGATTCAAAAGGTAATATACGTATACAAGGTATGTGGCTTTCCAATATAAATGAAAATGAAATTATTCCAACTTGTACCCTAGCAAAAGTTATGGATTATTATAAAGTTAAAACTTTAGGAGATTTAATAAATAATTATATTTATGCATATCCAGATAAAAATAATTATTTAGTAATTTTAGCTTGTGATTTAAACTAAAACAAATCAATGGAAACAATGAGAAAAGAAAATATTTATGTAATAAATAAAATATATGACTTAGGATTTTCTAAAAAGAATTTAGATTTTTTACAAGAACGATATGAATCTGATTATTATAAGGGAAGTAAGCATATTCTGGTATTCAATAGTTTGTATATATTTAATAAAGATAAAAACATAGCTTTATCCGTAGAATCTCAATCAATTACAAAATCTAATATACCAGATGAAATTATTAAATTAGTAAATAATGACCAATTATATATAAATATTTATATTAGATCATCTTCATTGTCAAATGAAATTATAGATTTTTATTTATTAGTACACGATGATTATGATAAATTAATTAATGAAATACTAAATATTCTAAATTTTTGCTATATATTACGTTTAAAAATAAAAAATAAAAAATATAATTTATCAAATAAGCGTGTGTTTAACCACATCGATGATATATATAATATTATTGATAATAATTTTTCTAAACAAAATTTAGAAAAATTAAGACCATATAATTGTAGAGTTTTCACTGAGGTGTCATCTATTCGCCTCAGTGATATTATTTCAGTATTAAAAAAATTACAATTTAAAAATTTCGATTATATTGATAATACTTACAATTATAAAAATAATATTCAACAGATTGGAATATTACTAACATTAGAAAATCTGAAAATAGCTATAACAGATGAAGATGTAATATATTGTAAACGTAATTCAAAATATTATAATTATTTAAATTTAGGCAATTTTATATTTTATCGTTATCCTGACCCTGTAATAATAAATAGTGACAAAAATGAATATTTAAGCGATAATTTATTAGAATATTTAAAATATTTCCCAAATAAAAAAATTATAAATATTGATGATTTAATAGAATGCAATAAAATTATATCAAAAATTAGATCTGGATTAAAATTAAAAAATATATTGTCTACTAATTCATATCAAATTATCAATAATAAATTAAAAAATTTATGTAATTTTAGCGACAATTTATCAATTAATAATATTATTTTTTCAAATAATACAATACAATATGATAATATTAAATTGATAATAGAACAAGATGAAAATAAATTATTTGATACACTATTAAATATTATTAATAATAAATATATTTTTTATACTAATTTTACAATAGTATATAATAATTTTATTAATATGATATATAGAAATATTCATAATATTAATAATTTAAAATATACTATTGATAATGTAGAAATAAATTTAACTAAAATTGGAAAATATAATTATATTAATAATATAAGAGTTTACAATGATAATATTAAATCTTGTCTATTTAATGCCATAAAATATAATAATACCGAAGATTATAATTATTTTTTACAATACTCATTAAAAAATAATATAAAAAATATTAAATTAATTAATAACGGTTTACCATTTTTTTATTACGATAGATTTGAATCGTGTTGGATCGGTGGGTTATTATCATTTATATACGATAAAAAAAAATTATATTTAATAGATGATAATTCAAATGAATATTTAGTTAATGATCTAAAAATATTACTACAATTACAAAATAAAAATGATATATATCAAGTAACAAATTTTATCAATGAATGTATTAAAGATTTAAACGACGAAGTTTATAAAATTATAATTGAAGGGCAGGAAAGATTAAAACATTTATTATTATATTTCGAAAATAGCTTAAAAAAATTACGTAACATCAAATTTGATGAATTACAAGATTATAGAGCAAAACAACATGGATATAATATATATCATAAGAACAGAACATATTTTTTAGATATTATTAACAATAATATTTATTTTAAAGCAATCGATGGTAATATGTTAGTATATGAGAGTATATTGGATAACAAAGATGTTTTATTACAAAATATAAAATTATTACTACAAAATAAAAATTTAGACCCAATTATAGCTTTATATAAATAAGGAGTAATAAATATAATATGGCGAATATAATTAAACAAACAGAAAAATCTGAAATAAAAAATAGAAAACAAAATAATAGACAATCTAAAGATTTCGGCGAAATATGGAATATTCAAACGGAATGTAATGTAACAGATGAACAATGGGATGCTATTTTTCATAATTATGAAAATCCAGAACAATGCAATCAAGATAAATTACCTAGAGGATGTACTATATGTGACAAATTACGAAAAGAAGGAAAATTAAAATAGGTATATGTTATGGTAGCAAATTTAGAAAATGATATACGTTTAATGAATATTTCAGATAAAAATTCAGAAATATTATCGAATATTTTTTATTTAGATGATTACTTCTCAAATTTATATGTAATTAGTGTTGATTTACATAATAAAAAAATTTTATATGTTTCTAGTAATTATAAAAAATGTAAAACATTAAAAAAAGATGTAATTAATAAATTAAAAAAATTAAAAATTAATACAGATAAATTATATTTAACAAATCGATCATTACAATTTTTATTTCCTATTAATTCATTTGATGAATATAAATATATAATATACATAAGACTCTTATATTATAAATTATTATATAATCATAATATCGAAGCTTCTATTATTTCAATTATAAAAAAATCAAAAGATATACAAAATTTTTCAAAAAATATTATTAATAATATTATAAAAAATGTTATATATGATGAACAAAATAATTTTGCAATATTTACTGATTTATATAATGAATTTTTAGAAATATGTAAATACGCAGATGCTAAAATAAAACAAATACCACATAATAAACAATTAGGAGACATAGATATTTATGATCCAAATGATAAAACCCAATGTTTTGAAACATTAAGAAAAATAAATTACATAGTAATTTATAATAATTATAAAATAACTATAGCAGATGGTATTATTATTATTCATAATAATAAGTCAAAAATATTTAAAGATATAGATTATGGAAAATATTTAATTTATAATTATGGAAATATTTATGTATTAACAGCAAATATTGATAATATTATTCAAAATAATGATATAAAAAAATTTACTAATTTTTTAAGTATATATATTTATATTAAAAATGATAATAATATTATTACTGATCAAGATATAAAAGATTATCATTTAATAAGTAATAAATATACAGCAACACAAAAAATTAATAACAACATTATTAATTTAAAACATAAACAATATATCGAAAATTATAAATTTTTACCAATAAATAATATATTATTATCGGGTAATACACTTAAATATAATAATAAAATTTTATACATTAATGATTATTATAAAAATAGAATAAATGAAACTATAATTAAAAATTTTAATTTTTATTATTTTCAAAACTTATATGGTATATATATTAGCGAATTATGTTTCTATTTAATGAGATGCCAACATACAAATTTACCTATTAATATTAACATTAATAATATTAATATTAGTTTTAACATTATCAAAAAATATTATTATATAAATAATATTAAAATTTGCCAAGATGATATTTTATTACACTTATTTAATTCTATTTTTTATAATTCACAAAATGATTACGATAATTATTTAAAAAATTTGAATAATTTACCATTAAAAATATATAATATTATTAATAATGGTGTAATATTAAGTTGTATTTTTGATGATAATGGATATATGATAAATATAAAATTAAATTTTTGTCTTGAAAATAATAAAAAATATTTAATATTAAATAACAAAAAATATACAATAAATAATATCAATAATATTTATAAAATTACTAGACCAAGTATAAGAAAAAGATATTCAATAAATGAATTTTATAATTTATTAAAAAATAGTATTACTGAAGATTTAAGTATCAAACCAGAAAATATTATTGAAGAGGGTAAAGAAAATTATAAATTATTTGTTAAAGGGATAAAAAATAAGATATATAAATATGGTAAAAATTTAAAAATTGAATTTGATCAAATTATAAATTTATCAACTAATATAGGGCATAAATTTATTAATTCTGCTCTTTATATTTATAATGATGATATTAAATATTGTATCGATTTAAATAATAGTAATATTTTTGTTGGACGAAATGAAATTATGAAATCTACTATGTATTATATGGGAGATTATAAATTCTATAAATTAGATTTTACATCTTTAATAAAAGAAATAAATGAAAAAAAACTGATAGAATTGGGTACTGGATTAATTATTAATTAGGAGAAAAATTTTTGACTTGTAACATTGTAACTATAACATTATTATGATGACATAGATTAACTAATTAATATAATTTATGTCATCATTAAATTCCTACCTAAAAGAAATAAGAAATTTTAATTTATTAACGAAAAAAGAAGAAACAGAATTATTTTTAAAAGCAAAAGCAGGAGATAAAAAAGCTTATGAACAAATTATTACTTCTAATTTACGATTCGTCATAAGTGTTGCGAAAAAATACCAAATACCTGGCGTTGAACTAGACGATTTAATTGCAGAAGGTAATATGGGGCTCTTAAAAGCTTATGAAAAATTTGATGTAAACAAAAAATTAAAATTTATTACATATGCAGTTTGGTGGATTAAACAAAGTATTATTAATTATATTAATGATTATTCCAAATTAATTAGATTACCAATGAATAAAGTTATTAATTTAAATAAAATTAATAAAATTAAAGATTCATTAGAACAAAAAAAATCTAGGGAAGTTTCTTATGAAGAATTAGTAGATATTGTCGATAATCCTGATATATTAAATGATTTAAAACATAACTGTAGTATTATAAGTTTAGAAAAACCACAAACTGACAATCAAAAAGATTTAAATGAAATATTACCAGATCCTGTATATCATATTTCAAATGATTTAGTTTATCTAAAAGAAGAAATTGAAGATATATTAAAAGAATTCTCTCCAAAAGAAAGAAAAATATTAAAAATGTATTATGGGATTGGCTATGAAAGATCTTATACATTAAAAGAAATAGGAGAAGAATTTAAATTAACTAGAGAACGTATAAGGCAAATTAAACAAAAAGCCATTGAAAAATTAAGAAATAAAAAACATTCAAATAGGTTGAAAAATTGATATGCAATACTATGTTTATTCTGATAAATCAGAAGAATATAATTATTTTTTTCAATGGATTGCTGATAAAACTATAATTGGCGTTGACACAGAAACAGAAGGATTAGATATATTCGTTTCAAAAATGTTATTATTACAAATTGGTAATACGCAGGATCAATTTATTTTTGATGCATATAAATTAGGTAAAGAAAAAATTACTCTAATTTTAAATACTATTAACCATCCTGATATAATTAAAGTTTTTCATAATGCAAAATTTGATTATTCAGTAATTAAATTAAACTATCAAATTGAATTAGAAAATATCCGATGTACAATGATAGCCGATCAATTGTTAACAGCTGGAAAAAAATTATCCCATAGTCTAAAAAGTCTCCTTGATAAATATCTTAATGTCAAGATATCTAAAGAAGAACGAGAGGGATTTACAGAAATAGCATTTGGAGATGATTTTACTGAAAATCAAATTACATATGCTGCTGTAGATGTTATGTATTTAATTCCACTATATAATAAATTAATGGAATTAATTAATGAAAGGGATATGACATTACTATCAGAAATAGAATTTCATACTATTAAAGTAACGGCAGATATGGAAATAAATGGAATAAAAATAGATAAGAATAAATGGCTACAATTAAAAAATGATGCATATAAAAAACAAATTGATGCGTTTAATAAATTAAATGAATTCTTTTTGCCATATTGTCATATAGATTTATTCGGTAATCCTGATATAAATTATAATTCTCCTACGCAATTATTACCCCTTTTATGCAAAATAACAGGACAAGAATTAGAGTCAACTAATGAAAATTATATTAAATATATTGACCATCCTGTTATTACTGCATTGATTGAATATCGAAAAGCAACTAAACTACTAACTACATATGGGCAAAAATTTATCGATGAAAATGTCCAAGCTGATGGTCGTATACATACACAATTTAATCAACTTGGAGCTAATACGGGTCGTTTCTCTAGCAAAAATCCTAATTTACAAAATATACCGCATCAACAAATTTATAGAGATCCTTTTATCGCAGAAGACGGATATAAATTAATATGTGCCGATTACTCAGGACAAGAAATGGCTTTACTTGCATATATAAGTCAAGAAAAAAATTTAATAGATGCGATTAACAATGATATCGATATACATTGTATGACTGCATCGTTAATTTATAATATACCATTAGAAGAATTTTTTATTGAACCTGGTAATTATTCTAAAGATAACTTAAGACCTGATAAAAAAATAATTAGAAATAATGCTAAATCAACAAATTTCGGTGTTGTATTTGGCATGGGTCCAAAAAGATTATCTGAAACTTTGAGAATCAATATAGATGAAGCGAAAGAAATCTTAAATAAATACTATGAAAAACTTCCTGGCGTAGATAGACTAATGAAATATTTAACTGCAGAATTTAAAAAAAATAAATATGCATATAGCCCGCTAGATGGACGTAGAAATGACTTTTCAAATATAGATTGGGATAATAATAAAAAAGTTTCCCATGGTATTAATGCTGCAAAGAATCTACCTATGCAAGGAGCTGCCGCATCTGTAACAAAACTCGCCTTAGTATATATCGATAAAAAAATTAAAGAAATGAAATTAGACGCAAAAATAGTTTTAGTTGTTCACGATGAAATTCTTGTTGAAGTAAGAGAAGATCAAGCCGAACAAGCTGCTAAAATGGTAGCAGAAGAAATGATACGAGCATTTAATTTCTTTTGTCCAACAGTAATTATGAGAGTTAAACCAGAAATAAGTGACCATTGGGTACATTAAAAAATTTAAGGAGAAATTTATGATAATAAATATTATTACATTAATATTAGTTTTCTTAATATTAATAACAGTCATGACAAATTTAACTCAAAACGATGATAAAAATAAAAATGATAAAAAATATGAAATAAATTATTCTTCTTCATCTACTACACCTTCAATACCAATTCCAATTAATTCAACTATTAAACAACATATAGACCAACAAAAAGATGTGGAACAAGGACAAAATGTTGATGAAGCATTAAAAATAGCATTGCAATCTAATGAAATAACAGAAGATTTTATTGCAACTCATTATTTAAATATATTACAAATTTATAAAAAATATGATTATTTAATGTCAAATGAAAGTGCTGTATATGATATAATATCTACACTTATAACATATTGTTCTAATGTACAAATTAAAATTTTCTTAATAGCGGAAATTAAAAATATATTACAAATAGAAAATGAAAATATATCTGTCGATTTAAAACTAAAATTACTAAACTTATTATTTTCACTAGTAAATTCATCAGGAGGAAATAAATAATGATAATAGGTTTTGGTAATAAAGCACAACAAGGAAAAGATACATGCGCTAAAATATTCCATAATTTATTTCCAAATGATTCTATTATATTACATTTTGCAGACGAATTAAAAGAAGAAGTAAAATACATAGAAGGATTTTTATTAATTATACATATTCCTAATTCTACTAATGATATTATTATCCGTAATAAAAAATTAATTACACCGGAAGGTATAATTAAGTATGAATATAAATTAGTTACCGATGAAAAATTAAAAAAATTAATATTGAATTATTTAAATGGTAAAAAGTCACACGTAGGTATGATAGATAAAGATCCAATTCTATTACAACTATGGGGCACTGATTTTAGACGTAATGAAGATCCAGATTATTGGGTTAATAAAGTAAAAGAAAAAATTAACTCTCTTAACAAAAAATATATTTTAATTCCCGATACAAGATTTAAAAATGAATTCGAATATATTAAATCACAAGGTGGGTATTATATACGAGTAATAAGAAAAAATTATATTAATAATGATCGAAATCCTTTACATAAATCCGAAATAGATTTAGATGATGTAGTGCCAGATTATGAAATTATTGCAGAAAATGGTGATATAAAATCGTTAGAGGAACAAATAAAAAATATTATTAATGATATAAATGAAAAAGAAAAAAATAAAAATGCAAAGGTTTAACCCTTTGCATTTTTTTTTAACTTAAATTTTATACTTTAACACTTAATAAACCAGTTGCTTCAAGAGGACTCAATGCTGTTGCTCTTAAAGAAATATTTTCAACTAAAATTGTTTGTTGTGCAGCTAAGCTTAAACTATGTGCTTGAATAAAACAACCCTCAAGATAAAATCCACCGTAAGCATCACCCGATGTATCATAAAAAGCAAAACCTAAGCCAATAGGTTTATTAAAATAAGAAGAAGCTAAATTAATAAAGAAATATCCAGGATTAGGAACAGTATGTCCACTTTTAACACTTTCCATAGTTACATCGATTGATTCTTCAGTAGATTTTAAATTTGACGAAGGCTCTGTTGGGCTTGCTATAGATGCTCCAGTACCTTTATCAAATGCACCTACTGCCCAGGAATTCATTTTAACAGAATCTCCATCAGCTTGCTGTAAATATATTGCATACATAAGTGATGGACCATCAAATAAAATCCTATTTAATGATGCACTGATAAATGTTCGACCTGGAATAAAAATAGGAAGTCTTGCACCAATTTCAAATAATTGCTGTATCTGCTTTTGTTGTGAAATTTGCACACCTTGTACAAATCCAACTGGAACTAAAGAAGTATAATCCGTTACATTTTTTAAATATGGTGGGCCGGAAAAAATTATTGCACTATCAGAAGACAAAAAATTATTCCCATCTGAATAATATTCCTGAGCTTGCACGTTTTCCGATAGAAAATTTTCCCTCCAATCGTTTAAATTTTTATATGATGTACTTGCCATTTTCTATCTCCTTAAAATAATAATGTAATCTTGATATAATTAACGGGATATGCAGGTAAAATGTTTATTTCGATCAAAATTGTATCTGGATTAATATCATCTTGTTTTATGGATAGTACACTCATATCATTTATAACACCATTAGTTACAAGTACTCTTTTAATACCCGTTAAAATCGAATTTATTAATTTAATGAAATTTGCATTTATATTATATTTTCCAATATATGGGGATAATGTCTCCCTTATAAATTTAGCAGTATAATCTAAAGCTTTAGTTATACTCAATTCTTGTTTTGCTATAGAAGTAATATCCGTACTCAACTGATGTCGAATATATATTGGATTTGAATAAGAATTTTGTGTCATTATTAATGTACCACCCGAAGCCATAGTATTTAAATTTGTTTCAGTAAACAAATCCCAAGAACCGATAGTTCTTGATAATCCTACCACAGTTGAATTAGTTAGAGGCTGTGATGGATGTGTACCTATAATTAATCCCGCCAATTGTGCACAATAGTAAAATCCTGGTACCGGGGCCAATACTGTAACTTTACCATCAGATCCGCCCCAACCACCAGCTATTAATTCATTTAATACCTGATCTGTTAAATCAGTACCAGCTTTATATTTCTTACCTGTAGATGGAATAACTAAATCACTTATTAATTTAGCATATATACCGAGTGAAATAAAATCTTTATCCATAAATGGATCAAAAGAATTATTAATCCAAGATTGATATATAGTACTAACGTGTCTTGTTTCAACTGTATAGGCTAAATCAGGATGTATAGAAAATAATCTCTTTGACCCATATGCTGAATTTGTATCACGTATACTTGTAGCAATATTTGCTCTTTCTGTTGCATCTAAATTATATATTATATCTCCATAAGAAACTTCTTTATTTACTAATGCGATTCTTTCTTTTTTTACAGTAGGACTAGACATATTATTGCAATGTATTACTAACGAAGAGGGGTCGATCTTATGTGTCATCGGAGCAATAACATATACATCATGAGTCGCTAAATCATTATTTATAGCATCTATACATTGAGTTTCAGTAATACCACTAGCTGACAATGATAAAATATTAATAGTATTATTAGAATTCATCATTGCCAATGTAGCTCCATAAGCTAATGGATTCCATGAAACCGATGGTCCTAAAATTAATTCAATATCAGAAGCCGATTCTATAACATTGAATTTATTTAAAACGGGTTTTTTTGCTCTAAAGCCAACTTTGACTAAGTAAGTTCCAGTTGCTACTGTTGTAGAAGTTATATTCGCATTAATTGTAACAGTATTATTATTTACTGTAAAATCAGTCCCATTCACCAAATGATAACTATTACCTGTACCTGCTCCAGATACACCAAATAAATCTATTATAACTAAATCCTCATCTCCAGTTACATCGTAATAATTTGCATTAATTCCAGATAAAGCTAATGTATATTGAGTACCTGTTGTATATTTTGTACTAGCTATTGAACTTTCACTAGATATATCTTGCCAGTAAAATGCATGCCCAACAATACAAGCTTCTAATTCTGGAGTTGCTAAAATAGGTGTTTGAGAGTTTTGTATTTGAGTTATCTCTACACCAGGCTTGGTATAAACTCTCGCCATTTAAATACCCTCCAAATTTTTATTTGTATTTTTATTAAATAATCCTTTGATCATATTATAACCTAATTTTGCTTCAGTATATGGTCTAGCAAATTGCCATGTTGCATAATCGGTTATACCTTCTTTTACTCTATTATCTCCTCCGAATAATAAAGACTGTGCACCAAATGCGGCAGGAGTTATTGAAGCCCCTAATACTTGCATCGGTAATCGTTTTTTTACAATATAATTTATTACTTCTTTATTATCAGGTGATAATTGCATTCCTGCAATCGGTCTATCTTTAAGAAAACTTGCTTTACTCCGTAAATATAATTTACCATCTGGGGCTCTATAAATATCATTTACAGGATTAATCATTCTAGTACCTTTTCCAGGTATTACTTTAAATCTTTCTGTTCGTATTTGATCTTTTGTTAAATCAAAAAAGTTTTTTATACCTTGTATTACATTTTCTGAAAAAGACTTTCCAGCTCCAATGCCTTCTCTTAATCTTCTTGCACTATATACTGCATTCCCAATGCCTCGGGCTAACCACCCTGAATTAGCTGGAACTGCTATTTCTTCTAATGCTACAGAACCATTACCTAATGATTTAATCATTGGAGTTCTATATTGAACTAGATAATCTGCTAATGATTTCCTCGCTAGTTGTCCAGCTGTACCACCTGCTTTTAAAGCTCCCTCAGCACCTTCTAAAAAAGATAAAAATTTACCACTAGTACCTAAATTCTTTATAGCTTGTGCTACAGGCTTTATAAATTTTATTAAATTAGCAAGAACTCCTACTTGAGCATTTTTTTCTAATATATTTTCTATTTCATGTGCAAAAGCCGTTTTAATTATATAATCAATATCTTTATTATTCATATTTTTATCCTTCTATAGTAATTTCATTTTGAATATTTTCACCAATTTTGTAATATCCTTTAACTACACCGCCACTGATACTGTATATATATGGATCATCGGTTGGTATTGGATTTTTATCTATAACATTATTTAATGTTATTGCATCTATATAATGTATACTAAATGTCGATTCTGGTAATTTTAAAAATTGTATTTGGGTTCCACCATTTATAACTTTAAAATCTATATTTTCTAAATATTCTATTTCATCACCAATTATTTGAATATTATTTTCTTTTGTTTCCTTAATAACTGTATGCTGAATAAAACAATCTAAACTTAATGGTATTAGAAATAATTCAGGTTCAGATGAAGCTTTAATTAATTGTTCTGCACCTATACTTAATCCATTTATTTGATGAATACCTGCCTCTTTTAGTTTTGTTTTATATCCAATTATTGCAGTATTTAACATATCAGCTATATTTTCGGCTTGTATACCATTTTTTGAAATTATATTATATGTAATACTAACCCTTAGTAAATCAGTAAAAATTTCATTTGAAAATACTCCAGAATTTGGACTATTTGCCGCTAAATTTTGTATACCATATTTATTAATTAATACTGAATTCTTCCCATATTGTCCACGAACTATAAATGACCAATTTATACCATTTCTAGATAAAATGATACAAGGTTTCTTCGCTGCAACGCCTAAATCAACTGCCATTTTGTCAGCAATTATTATAGCAGTATCTTGTACCGAATACCGCCAAGGAAAAATCCTACTTTGTTCAAAATAAGCTTGAGCAAAACTTAAAAAAATGTATTTTATTGAATTAGATATCCCCAAAATCTACAATCCCAAATAAATAATCTTTTAATTCAAATTCTTTTACTTCATCAAATTGAATTATTTCATTTTTTGTACTATGTATTTCTAATATACTATTTTTCATTTCATCCATTATTTGTCGCATAATATTTACAATATCGACAACAGTTTGTTGTTTTGGAATTATTTGCATAATTAAAATTTATAATTTTCTTTTGTTACTTTTAAATTATTTGCCTTTAATCCCAACTGAATTCCCCTATAACCTAGTAATGTCGCTAAGGGTAAACCCACATATTGTGCTAATAAATAAGCAACAGTATGTGGGCTTGTTAAAGCTATTATAGCACCCGAGGTTAAGCCTATAACATAACCCCAAATTTCTTTTCGTTTATACCAAGTTTTAGGTTTAGATTCTTTTTCTTCTTTTTCTTCTTTTTCTTCTATCATTGTTTATTGACAAAATTATCAAATATATAATTCTTTAAATTAATAACTAATTCAATTCCTTCAATAACAGCTTTTTTCTGTATACCTGCATCTTTCAAATTAGCAATAATTAAATCTTTTTCTTCTTCAGTTATTGAATCTAAAAATTCAGCTGGAATCTTAGTAACACAGTTAATAAAAGGCACAATATTCATTAATGGTTTAATAAAATTATTAATATCACCTATAGTAATTTTATTATCATCTTTTAATGATGTTTTAACTGCTTCACTTAAAGAAGCTAAAAATTTAATTGCCTGAATAATATTATCGACACCTAGTTTATTTTCTACCATATAAAAACCTCCAAATTTTAATAAAATTTAATAAATTATTATAGTTTAATATATTTATTTTATACATAAAAGTCAAATTAAATAATTTTTCCATTAAAAACTAATCCATTTAATTCTCCATTTAATTCTTCTAATGCACGCATACTATCATTAGTAACTCCGAATTTAAGTAACGCAGATATTGATAATAAAACTTCATATGTAGTTTGTTCATATGATTTTGAATGTCTATATAACGATATAGTATCAATTTCGTTTAATAACACTTCTAATCTGCCAGAATGCCATTCTTTGTATTTTTCAATAACTATATCTGGAATATTTAATTCTTTCCATCTTTTTTCATAATCATTTATTGCCCGTATAACCATCATTCTAGCTTTATTACGAAAATCCCCTGTTGATGTAAAATTCTTCTCTTCATTTATAAATTTTCTAATATTATTTTCATATGCTAAACATTGTTCTGCAACCATTGTTCTAAATATCTCTGTTCTACCCTCTGAATCAAAATTAATATTTTTTATATCACGGGCAAGAATTTCCTGTATTACACTAAATATAGGATGTGAACATAATAATGTTTCATTAATAGAATTTTCAGTTTGCTTAGTTTTTCGATCGTATAAAAACCATTTAATTATTAAATATCCTATACCGCCACTTCCTAATAATGTAACTAATAAAGTTTCGATATGAAATGTATTATTTGTTTCATGCTCTTTATTTTGTATTATCGGTGTATGTAAAGTATCGCTATGACATATATGTATAACTTCTTTATTATTTAATGGAGTAATATTACGTGCCACTATCCATGTTATACAAATTAATACTATTATAGCTATTATATGATTAATCTTCAATTTCATGTAAAAATTTTCCTCTTATTCAATTTATTACATATTTAAATATTTAATAAATTTATCAACTGGCCATGCCACACTAATATCAGTTTTATCTGCACGCAAATTATGATGTGACATAATACCTGTTTGTTTAAAATAATTTTTATCAAATGTAAAACTGACAATAAAAGTTTTCGGAATATTAAATTTTTCACATAAAAATTTACATAATTCTGCTGTTGCTTTTACTTGTTCATCAGTATATGTTGCCCAATAATCATAATTACGCCATTTTTTTGGATAAACTTCCCCATAATATTTAACTTTTCCATCAAACCAATAATAAGCATTATCTTTTCTTATTAATGGGCCTTCATTTATAATTTCTATACCAATTGATGTTTTGTTATCATTTTTAGTTGCATTACCGCCTATATGATATGACCAATATTCATCATTAAATACTTGATAAATTTTTCCATTTTTTTCTATAATATATGGAACAGAAACTCGATCTTTTGTTTTATTCCACCAATCAATTACTGATTTAGCAGTACCACTACTAACAGTATGATGTAAAATAATTTTATCCTTTTCTGATTTTTCCTTAAAAAATTCAGATTCACTTAATATAGATTGTAAATTAATTATTTCCATATTTAACCTCATTTATTTAATAATTTATATAAATTATCATCAAAAGAAATTAACGATAATTGGACTATTTGTTCTATTGTAATACCGAATTTTTGTATTAATCGTATTTGATTTACCAGCCAAAGACGCCCGTTATCATCCTGTACTATATCACGAGTTGTTAATAATGGAAAATGTAATGTATATAGCATAATATCACTAGGTTTCCATTCACCAAACATTTGGATTTGATTATATTGAGGTGCGGCATTTATCATACCTAAAAATATGATAGGATTATAATAACCATTTACCCAACCTGTACCATAACAAATTGGGCAATTTGGATCTGTTGTCCTCATTAAAATAGAATCCCAGCAGCGTGTACAATGCTCCCCCCATGTTCTTCTTTTTCTTAATTTAAAAGTACGACCGACAAAAGTATTCATTGAAATAGATTTTCGTCTAATAATTTCAGATACAATTTTATCTTGTCGAGTTATATTAGTATAAGCAGGGATTTCGGGCTGAATAGAAAAAGAATTAGATACATTATCGTGTATCTCTAATTTATAGTACCAATTTCGCCCATATTGCATTAAATTATATAATGACACATCGATATATGAATTTGAATTTCCAGATATACCTGATGCAATTAATACATAATCATTTATATTAGTCGACGGAGCTTCACTTCTATATATAGAAATATCATAATTATTTAAATTTTCAACCGTCGGAGCATAGTCCCAATTTAAAATGGGACCGTTAGGGTTATATGTTATAACGTTAAAAGATTGTAAAGTTAACATAATTAATACGGACCTAAATTAGTTGAATAGTCTGAATGCAAACCTCCCCAACAACTATTTAAATTGATATCTAATTTAAAATTACCAACAGAACGCATATATTTATTTAATAATAAATTATAATAATTAATATAACGCCCATATTTATCATAATTTTGAACTGTAACCCCACCAGCATCATTATATGTTAGCGTATTGCGAGCTGATAAGATACCTTTCATAGTTAAAATTTGTAAAGTCGCACCTATTTTTAATATATTCCAGGGAATATCACTGAAATTTGTAAAATTAGTTCTTATTCCAATTTCATTATTAATCTCATCTAATGCATCTTGTAATGCATTATATAATTCTAAATCAGTACTTTCTATTACTTGCTCTAATATATTTAATTCTGCAGTATCCTGTAAAAATTTTCGTAATCTATCAACATAAACTTGATCATTTTCTGGAACTGCATCTATACCTAATTGCTCAGGGGTTAAAGTTGGCATAAAATCCTCCTAATACAAACAATTTATAATTAAATATAATCAATATTTATATATCAGTCAAATAATAAAAAAGACCGACAGAATCCTGTCGGTCTTAGAAGAAATTTTGATAGGTATTTATTATGATAGGACTAATTTTGCTACAGATTTGGTATTTCCAATACCCATACCAATTAGTTCGTAGGCAGAGAATGTAATTATATCTTTCTTTTTCTCTATCCAGAATTTAACATCACCTAATACAAGGAATTGACCGAAGTATTCCTGTGCGGTAAAGGCGTAAATCTTATTCTTTAATAGAGAAACTTTATTTGATACAACTACTTTCTTACCCATTAATGTAGCATAGGTATATCCATTTACCATAACTTCTGATACTACTGCATCACCGGCAGATGTTGCAGGATACAATGCTAATCTGTTAAACATTGTTGTATCCATTAACAACATTTCGCATTTTAGTTCATTACCATCCAATATATCGAATAATCTCTTGAGATCACTTCTCTTAATCATACCCTCTGATCCAGTAACAGATGTATCATATGTTCCTGAGATCAATGTAGTATGGCCATTAGAAGTCTCAATATCGATAGCGGCATCGCAATGACTTAAGAATGCTGTATCTTCGATCTTCTGAATATCTAATACAGAATTTCTTTCGATAATTTCTGTAAATGGCATTTCATATGCTAACAATTCAGTTTCTGTTTTCTGGAAAGTTTCAGACTCGACTTTGAAGAATGGAATCTCGAATCTTTCCCCGACTAGGTAATTTGTGGTTGGATTACCACGGAAGTTAACAACCATAGCCTTTGAATCTGGTTCGATATCGACTATCTTTACTAAACCATCATGATTTACTGATCTCTGTAAATCTTTTGATGTTACATATTGTGGTTGTACTATCTGTCTTGCAAATGACTGCTCTCTTAATTTTGTTCTAATAAAAATAGAACCTTCAGCCATTATTTTTGCAGCACCCTCGGGGGTATTAAGTTTATTTAAAAATAACTGATTGACCGCTGATAAATTTTCATCTTGCATATTCCTACCCCCCTTTAAATAGTTACAAATTCAATACAATTTTGATAAGGTGTACTTAAATATTTGCATGTGTGTTTCGCTTTAGTACAAATTGCAACAACAACTTTATTTCCTGTGGAAGTAGTTGTTAACTTACCATTTGCACTAACATACAAAGGAGTTCCAGGTATTGGATTATCGCCCGATTCAATCTGATCTGTTACCGCCCTATATTTTCCATATAGATAAGTCAGATTTCCAGTTGCAGCGATGTCAGGTGACCAACCAGGTGAACCATCTCTATTTGATTCAGACCAAATAGCTACTGCAAAATTTCCAGCAGTAGGTTTTGTTAAACCATCACCAGATTCTGTATTTGCAATTTCGACAAATGTACCAGTAACACCAGAAGCTAGTGTCCAAGCATCTGCCTTTGCATCGAATCTGTGAATGAGGTTTATATCGCTTTTTAGTATAAGCATTTTATTCCTCCGAATTTATTAAAGTATTTATAAATCTTTCTTCTGCGTTGATCGGGATACCTATAGCGTCCTGATCAGCATCTAATTTAAATGGACTTAATCGTACTTTTGATAATAACATTGCCTGTTTCATAATTTCCATTTCCTGTTGCGACTTATTTTTGATTTCATTTAATTTGTCTTCTAGATCTTCAGCTGCTACAGCCCCAGATTTATATAAATCAAAAACTAATTTTTCCGAATTCTCAATATGAGAAATTCGATTTTTTAATTCTTCATTTTCTATCTGTAATTGTCGAATAACTGTAGCAGCAATTTTATTTAGATCTTCAGACATAATTATTAATATCCGTATCTTTTCAATGTTTCAATGAATTCTTCAGCCATAATCTGGCCAGCCTGTCTCAATTCAGCAACTTTTTCGGTTTCTTCTACAACTGCAGCATCATTTTCGATCATCATTTCAGCTAATTTAACAACATCATTTTCATCATAATCATTACCAAATTCTTGATAAAGTAGATCATCAGCCAACTCTGCATATTTTGTAATTATTTCTTCTGTTGGATCAGCTTGTCTTTGCTGTTCGTTATATTCGGCTGTTTTTTCCATTGCCTTCATTGCTTCATATACTGATAATAGATTTGCCATAAATATTTCTCCTTAATAATTGTTATATAATTTGTTTTAATTATCCATTATAAGAATTATTCTCTAATTCTTGTGCAATCTTCATTAGTTCGTCCATAAATGCGCGAGCTAGAATTTTACCTTGTTCAACAAATTCAGCTACTTTCTGTATATCTTCTTCGGTTATTTCTTCATTAAACGGTTGTTCATTAGCAGTACCTTTTTCTTCTGGTACAGATGTATTATTATCATCCATACTTGCAATTTTTTCTGTAAAAACTTCTTCGGCAGATTTTTTGCCCTCTAATTGTGCAAGTATCTCATCAATTGAATATGACGTTTTCATTTAGCCTCCGTTATAATTTCGTTATATAAATTATTAAATTCGTTTTCTGGTAATTCAGATAAAAATTCAGCTGTTTTAAAAATCCATTTTTCAACTTTAGCGGTGCCTAAAGCTCCTAATAAAGCACTTAAAATTGGATGTTTTCTAATAAAGTTTTCTGTTCTAGAGATTGGAATTCCTTTTTTTACCTTATTTTCTGCTTTACCAGATAAATAATAGGACACAGGTACTGCGACTAATGAGTTACGTAATACCAAACGTAAACTTGCAGTTTTATTAAATTCATTTTTCTGTGCCCATAAACTTCCAGCAGTTCCCGCCCCTATTAATAATGGTAAAAGCCAAGGATACTTTACCAATAAACTATCATATTTCTCTGGTGCTAATTTATTAAATAATTTTAAATATCCCAAATACAATCCACCTAATGTACTTAATGGTATTACTGGATTTTTCTCTGGAGTTAATGGTGGATCTGGTGTATAATTAAATAAAAGTTTAGAAATAAAAGATCGTTCTTTCTGTTCAGGTTGATGTAAATTAGATTCTACTGTAATATTTGGAAATTGTATCATTTGTGCAGTTTTAACCAATTCTCTAGCTACTATTAACTCTTTTGTCAGTGAATGCAACGGTATAGCATCTTTTATTTCAAACGCTAATTTTTCATTGAAATTATCTAAATTAATAAATTCGTCTAAATCAATTTCAGGTATAGAATCTTTATTTATATTTGTAAATACTATACCTTTATCTTCAAATTCTTCTGCTAATTTAGAAAATCCAGTTGAATTCAATACTATTTTTTGAAAATCTTTTGCTTGAGGAATTATTCTAAGTCCTAATAAAGTAGAAAGTGCTTCCTCTAAATTCGATGTAGAAAGAGTTTTGACTGTCTCGTAAGGTAATTCACGATAGCTACTTTCTGGCACTGATGTTATTTTTGTCATACTAATGAGTTCCACCGGTGTATATTTTTTTATTGTTGCATTTTTATATTCTGCTTCTTTAATATAAACATTATTTTCATTATTTGCAAGACTTTTTATTTGATCTATTATTTTTTTATCTGATGCTTTCTTTTTATCTAAATTTAAAAATACTTTAATAATTCCCGCAGTTCTATCGGCCGGTATAGTAACAAAACTAATATCAAAAAAATTAGGATGTGGATTAAATGCAAAAACTTTTTTACCATTAGGTAATATTTTACCCATCATCTTTTTTAGATGATCACAATATTCATTTCTATTTTTTGATTTTTTACCACAAATGCTGCAAACATCATAGGGGTTCTTACTGCCCATGCTCACTGCGAGTAAATTACCATCTTTTAATTTCTTAACTATCTCTGATGCTTTTTCATCATCTAATTCTAATAATAATTCTACTCGCTTCATTTTATCATTATAAAATGCAAATAAAACGCGCCCTAATGATTTAGACTGATCTTTATTTTTATGATGAACATAAACGCCGGCTTTTTCAAAAGTTTTATGTGTTCTTTTTAAAACCTCATCTTCAAATGCATCATTATTTCTGTTTGGACCGAAATATTCATATGCAGTCATTGCATTACACAATGCATATGTTTTACCTTCTTTCGGCTCTAATTGTAAAATTTTTTCTTGAAGCTCTGGAGAATATGACTCAGCTGTTTTAATAATTCCTTCGGAACTATTAGTATCAATAATATTTAATATATCAGTATTCCCGTCTTCAAAATAATCTGATCTTTTTTCAATCATATATTATAAATTTTAATAATTTATAGAATTTTTTAATAATTCAGATAAAATAACACTTGTAGTAGTTAATTTAGCGGTATCTGATACCTTGCTCCCTCTACCGCGTGTATCTTTCATTTTCTTATGTATATCTACTAATGTATTAAATGTATCTGGTGGTGGCCCACCAAATTCGCTTGATGAAGTTCGTGAAATAGCTTGGGTAAGATATGCACCTGCTGCCAATGGGTCTTCTGCCATATATGGGGCAAAATGATATAACGATTCCCAATATTTTGCTAAAAGTTCTGGATCCACTTTTTGTAATTGTGGATGCTCTTCTAACATTTTTTCAAATAACTTCTTTTTCTTCCTAGAATCTTGTACATTTTTTAACGATTTTATAATTAAATCCGCAATAGTTGAAATTGTTAAAATACCTAACATCGCTGCGGCACCAAATAAAGCTTTATCACCAACTTGTTTCCAATGTGAATGTAATTCAGCTAATTTCATAAATGGTGGCTCAAATCTATTATTCATTTTATACTCCGTTTTATCTTAAAAATGTAGGTTTATTTTTCATTGCTAAATATGTAGTATATTTATTTAATAATGCATCTTTTGTCCCTACTAAATGACCGCTCTCTCCAGCACGTTTACCTAAAATAAATGCAGTTGGGACTCCAACAATTGTTGTTGCTAGCAATGGGCGCTTCACTAATCCAAGAAATATTTTACCCAATCCAGCAGTTTTTACACAATCATCACTTTCAATTTTTTCTATCGTATCAAAATATTTATATTCAGCAAATTCTGCTAATTTAACAATTTCGTTTAATTGATTATCTATTTCACTAACAAGTTTATAATATTTTGAATCTGTATTAATAAATTTATTTTCTTCTGCTATTTTTTCAAAATCATATCCTGGTATTGAATATTGAAGTTCATTTAAAACTTGTATTATACCATCACCATAATTTTTTGATGCAGTTTTAATAATATTCTTCAAATCAGCATAATCATATTCTTCGGATAATATTAACTGCTTGGTTAATGATTTTAATTTATCTAAATTATGCTCTATTTCGGCTTTCTTTTCAATTAGCCTTTCTTCTAATACTTCAAGATCAAAACGCATTTTTTCAAATTTGCGTTCAGTCTCTTTTATACTTTTAATATTATCTGTATTTACATATTCTTCTAATGAAGCAGATTTTAATAAAGATATATCACCTTCAGGTTCTAAATCAGGATATTCCTCATTATAATCAGGGTAATATTCCGCTTCCTTTTTAACAGATTTAATTTGTTTTATATCGGCGAGGGGAAAATAAATATACTTATCTTCTGCTTCTTTAATTAAAGCTAAATAAGTCTCTGTATTTGCTGTCTCGGCAATTCTCGCTAATTGATCTTCATTTAGATTATATTTTTCAGCTAATTTTTTTAACCCCTCAGTCATATCAGCATTTTTTTCTAAAAAATCTGCTGATAATTGTCTTCCCAACTCTAATAATTTTTCACTATTAATCATATTTAAATTTATCCTATATTATATTAAAAGTCAAGTAAATTATTTATTTGAAAAAGATGTCGATGATAAAAACAAAGATTTACCCGTATACATATCTAATGTAATAATCGCATAAAGTAATGCATGGAAAAAGTCATCAGGACCAACTGATGTATATTTTGTTTTACCTATAGTCTCATCATGTTCCATTTGAATATTTAAAATATCGTCTAAAAATGGTTCGGAATATTCCCATTTCGGAAATTCAATCTTACCCTTTTTTAATAACGCAAAGAAATCAGTCATTATACTTGTACGTCCCAAAGTATATGCAGGCATTTTTGAATTCCATTTTATTTTTTCTTTTTGCTCTCTCATATGTTGAAATGCCACAACTCTTTCGTATCCTATCCTTGAACGGATTTCTGCATTCGGGGCTTCACCCATCCCATAATCTGCACCTAAAAATTTACAATCCCATTTCTTCATCAATCTTGGTATTTCTCTATGTATAAATGCATAATCAGCTTCTTTCCCTATAAATTTTTTCATATATGGGACTATATATTTTTCCGGTGTCTTATAAACAACAACACATACTGTATTAGAACTTTCAGAATTAACGGGTCCGTAATCTATACCCATTACTTTATCATAGGATTGACATAATTTATCCGGCTCTGTTAGTATAATCTTATCTGGATTACAACATGCTTGTAATTCCATTGTTGTAATTGGAGAAACACCTTCATCATATTCCAATGCTAAAGATTCATTATAAAAAATAGATTTAGATGGAACTGTTTCCATCTTTTGTATAACATCGGTTTTCCAATCTACCCACGGTGCGTGTGCAAAATGCAATAAACAGACTCGATAACCTTCTAATATGGGCTTTTGTGTTAGTGAATATGTCGAAACCCATTCACCATGTCTGGTATCTAATGCTTTACCACATTTAGAACATATTACTCCATAATTTCCAATATTCGCTTCACCTAAAATTTCCCAAGATCCACAGTGCTCACAACGAATAGCATATTCATTCATCGTCGATTTATACCAAAGATCAGCTAATGTACCTCGTGTTCTTTTTGGAGTACCTGCATAATAAACTCTTTTTAAAAGAGATCTTGCCATAGTTTCTTTAGCAATAGAAATTGATGCTGGAACTAAATCTTGTGTTTCATCGAAGAAATTTATATCTGCACTAATACCTCTAATACTATCGGCACTCGCTAATGCATATTTTAAATTTATCGTACTTCCATTTAAAAATTTCTTTGTAGATTGATTATTAACAATTGTCGAATTTATATAAAATTGTTTAATTAATGGGCTCTCTTCTATTACAGGACTCAATCTTTCTGTAGAAAAAACTTTCATTTGACTCATTAATGGGGCAACATATAGAGAACTTAAATGCGGATTCATTAAACTCCATGTCAATAATATATTTGCAATTGTAGTAGATTTAGCAGTATTATGTGTAACAATGGAATCTATTTGAAATGTATGGTGATTATCTACTTCAATTGCTATAGTACGAGCGCGACCAACAATTGAAATTTTTGATACCGAATCAAAAATTACATCGCTATCAATTAATTTCTTTATTTCAGGAATATGTTCATATTTTTTTATTTCCTCTAATGAATAATCTGAAGCTTTAACATTTACAGTCGATTTTAATAAAATATTATTTATATATTCGCATTTATATAAATTGACTTTTTCTTCAAATTGACTGTTACTTTCACATTCTAATTGCTTATCTTTAGCATCAATATCTAATATATTTAAAATTTTTAATACGTCTTTATATCTAAATATTGATACAGTATGGCTAGGTTTTTTATTACCTGGTAATATTTCAAATTTATTTTTTACTAATAATGATTTATATTTCCCCTTAGTTGTAATTACTCCTAGTTTTAATAATAAATCTTGTAAGCCATAGGCAAATTCTTCATCATTTAAATAAATCATTATAACAGGAGTTAATGTCCTCGATAATTTAAATTCACCTATTACCTGTATAATAGTTTTTAAATATTCTACTACACATTCTTCATTACTATTAAAAATAAAATCTGGATGTTGTTGAAAATTATCTGTTAATTGTTTTATTTTAGATATTGGTAAATTTGCATTATAAAATGATTTAAATAATTGATCATTTTGAAAAGTCCAATTTTTACCTTTATGTAAAGCTAAAAGAAACGCAATAGTACGAATTTCAGGTAAATTGTATGGGCAATCCTCACTTAATTGAAATGCACAATTATTATTTTGTGATATACCTATTCTATCTTTATACTTTAAATTTTGAGCCTCTACAAATCCATTTATAGTCCATATTGGATGATTACCAGTTACATTAATAGCTCTCTTCGTATATGTTTGAATACGATAAATATCTTCTATGCCATTATCCCAAACATTTGTAACAGTTACAATTTCATTTTTTAATGTTTCTGGATTAAATCCAATTAGCTTCATTCCAGGTACAATATCTTTTGCTTTAACTTGTTTTCCATTAGCTAGCGATATTTCTTGATTCTCATATACACATTGACGAGAAAATTTCATAACAATTTCTTTTGCTTCTGAGTTATAAATATCTCTCATGTGTGGGTAGTCAGCTAATGAAAAAGGTTTTCCCTTTAGGTATAGAAATTTTTCAGCAAAATCACTACGGGATATATTAATAATTTTCTTTTCCATAAACAATATTTTTCAATTTATCGAGTAGTTCTTTTCGATCACCATCTAAAATTTCTTTCAATTCAGATTCATATTGCAATAAACTTTTTGCTAAAAAATTAAACATACCATCCATATATAAGGCACATTGATCATAATTTTTATTCATTGCAATATAATTCAATAAACGTATAACATAAAATTTAATATCCTCGTATCTATCCGATGAATCTAATGGAATATTAAATTCTATTGTTTGAGCTGATGGTGTAGGTTCTGATGCCGATTTGTTAAATAAATTTGCAATATTTTTTAATATTTGCATTACCTTCGATTCCTCTTTTTTCGGTTTTTTTGAGAAGGTTTTTCATAATATTGTTTATTTTTGTAAGTTTCTAAAATTTTAAATTTTTCAACTACTTTTTTAAATTGTTTTAATGCCTTATTTAAATCATCTTTTACAATAACAACTGTTGTAAATTTTTCCATAATAATTTTTGATTAATTAAAAAAATAAAATCCATCAGCATCTACTTTCAATTCTTTAAAAAATTCAAAGTAATGTGCATATTTGGAATTTTCTAATAATTTATAAATTATATTATAAGTTGATTTTCTAGGTATACCGAAACCATAGTTATAAACTAATTTACGCTTTTTATCTATATCTTTACAAAATGATATTAACGAATTTACATCATATCTCAATTCATCAATTTTATGTTCTAATAAATAATTTTTTGCCCAACTATCTGGTAATTCTTTAATATTATCCAATTGATCTAAATCCTCTTTCCATCTATCTACTAAATTATAAAAATACCTAACTAAATTTTCAGCGTATTTAATATCCATATAAAATTCATCTTCAGGTTGTTGTGTATATTTATATTTATCTGGAGAAACAACCCACCGATCTTTTAATATATCATATACACCAAAGGCAGAATCCCCCCAAAATTGTTCTTTACCATTCCATGGTACTAAGAAAAAATTAATTGGGTGCAATGTACCTTTTGCTATATTTCCATTTATTTGTTTTCTCTTTTTTATAATTAATGGATCAGAAATTAATTCTGGTGGATCTACAGTAACATTAATATCAATGTCTGAATCTTCAGTCCATTGATAACCAGTTGTAGATCCAATTAAATATAATTCTTTAATATTTTTTAATGGTATTAGTGTTTGAACTCTTTCAATTATTTGACTTTTAATTTCTTTACGTAATTTACGGCTTTCATCCCATATATCGGGACACAATGTCTTTTGTATTTTATCTAATATTCCTGATATTTTTTCCATAAATTTAAAACCTAATAGTTAAAGTATTATAATATAATATATAAATAATATTTTTTAAAGTCAAATTTAATAATTTATGGTATAAGAAATATGAGAGTGTAGATTTATACTCTTAATTAATAATTTTAACTTATTAAATTTTGGAGGAACTATGAAGTTCATATCTTTTAATGAAGATGAATACAAAGTTGATTTAGAACAAATCAACTTTGTAGGACCACATTTAATGTGGGTTGACAACATAATTATAAATCATAATCAAACAATTTCTAAAAAAGTTCTTCTACCTTCAAAAACCTTTGAAGAACAAAAAAAGAAACTAGAAGAACTTAGAGGAAAAAATGTATTGATAACATTGAATTGGAAAGCTCTCGTTGAAATATGGGAATATGAAGATGAGGATTTTCCCTATCTAGATGAGGAAGATATACTTCTAGAAGGAAAAATTGAAAAAATAGACGAGGGCATATTACTACATATAAAAGAAAATGGAGAAAATATTGTTATACCTATTCATTATATTGATATAATAGAAATTGATGGCGGTAGTGGAGGGAAATTTGAAGTAACTAAAAAGAGCGAGTCATAAACTCGCTCTTTCATTTTTTTTATCTAAAATTTTATATAAACCATATAATGTAGGTACACCCAGTACAGCAGCACCTAATCCACGTGATACTTTACGGTTTCTATTCATAAATTCACGTATTGCTTTATAACTACTTTGATCACTCTTAATATCAATACCTTTAATTTTATCTAGTGCCTTCGCACCCGATTCTAATATCATACCGCCAGCTGATTGCGAAGCCCAACCTCCTGCTAGGTTCAATAATTCACGTACTTTTTTATTTGCAGATAAACCTAAACCAATACCAGCAGTTATAAGTCCACGTTTCATTAATTGCTTATCATTTTCTTTTTTACCTTTAAGTGCTAATCCTGATCCCAATACAAATAAAGCAGGTGTTACTGTAGACATCGGTATTTTTGCTGGATATGGATTCTTTATTACTTCATTTAAACCTTCTGTAATTTCAGATGGTAATATAGCTTTAACTTGGCCTTTACGGCCACCCAGCAAACGTAAAAATGAATCTGCAAAAGTAACACATGTTCCAGATCCACATTGGCCTTTATTTAAATTAAAATTTACAACAAAAGGACTATATTTATATAATTTTTTATCTGCATTTTCACGAACCATCTTATCAACTGCTTCAATTAACGCAGGATTTACATTCGGATCTCTGTATACAGAACCTACATATCTTACATGCTTTGGTGAAAATTCCTCATACCATACATATTTATTTAAATTAGGATCGAATTTACGTTTCTTAACCATAACCATATCGCGTAATTTCGATTCTAGTGATCCTGCTTCAACTATACCATGTGTTTTAGGCATCACCTCTACATAACGTCCATAACCTCTCCACACTCTATTTGGAGACATTGGGGCTTTTTTTGATTTAGCTGCAACTTCACGCCAGCCTTTATTCTCCCAATCCCCAGGATAGGGCCAATCATAATATTTATTTCCAGTAATAATAATTGGATGAGATTTTCCTGGCATAAAAGTATCTTGTAATACTAAAACATCTCCAGGTTTCGCAGCTTCAAAAGTTTTTAATAATTGATCAAAAGATGTATAAGGGTTACTTACTTTTCTATCAGAAAGTAAATTATAACCTTTATACCCTAAAACACCGGCTAATGATGCTGGAAAAACTAGCGACGTATTTCTTCTCTCGTCCATATTTTCTCCTGATTTTCTTGATTTCCTTTATTTTTACGTATTGCATCTAATAATGCGACTCCACCACCAGTTAAACCTGCAGTACCTAATGCAATTCCACTAGCAGTAAGTGGATCATATCTACCAGTTAAATGTTTATAAAGTTTTCTAACTTCTCGAGGAACCTCTAAGTAACCGCTCATATCATTTAATTCGACAAACATCGGTTTTCCTGTTACAGCATTAGGGATAACATCTGCACCAAGAATAAAATTACTTTTTGTTCTTAGTTGTGGGTTATTTTTTATAACCTCTGCCATCGCTTGTTCTAATACTTCATTTGAAAAATCTTTTGCCTGTCCTATCGATGGTGAGAATTTATAATATTTAGATCCAAATACAGTTGGTACACCATTTATAATAGCAAAATGTACCCTTTGTTCTTTTGCAGGGAATCCATCTTTTAATTTTTCGTATGGTATCTTTTCATTATAAATATAATTATCAAGATTTTTATAAAAAGGTGTAGCGTCTCTTTTATTTGCTTTCAACATTTCAGTATTAAAATGACCAGACTCTACTGTTTGAGCATAACCGACTCTAGGTTTAAAATATAAATCTTTTTCTAATTTTTTAACTGCTTCATTAAAATCACGTTTTGTTTTTATTGGACGCCCTAATGCTTCTTCTAATATCTCTCGAGCTGGACCACCTTTTGCAATATATTCTGATTTTAATTTATTATAATTTAATTTATCACTAAAATATTTATTCAAAAATTCTAAATCAGTATTATATTCGACATCTGCTCTCGGTATAGCCCCTTTAAAATCGGGACTAGAAACATAATGATACACAGCACCTTCAAGTTTTTGACCTGGGACTAAATCTTGTGCCTTAACAAATTTTACTGGACTATAAAAAAGTCTATTTTTAATTTTATCAATTAATTTCGTCGGATATAAATTTGGATAAGCATCCCATTCATCCATCACATATGTTAATTTTCCTCCAGATGCTTCTTGAGCTTTAGCTAATTCAGGAATTTTGGAATAAAAAGGAGATCTGGCGATTTTATATGCAGCGATTCCAGCAGTCAATGGAATTAATGCTTTTACTAAATTTAAATAACTACGATCATCTTTATGATTATGATTCTTCGAGCTCATTATCGTCTTTTTCCTCATTTACTAATGAATTATAATGTTTATATTTATTTTCTATAGAAACTGATATTCCATCTAAATTTTCTTTTTTACCACTTAAAACAAATTGTATCTCATCAAATAAATTTTTCTGTTCTTTAGTTTCGCGATCGAGACGTTCCATGCGATCTGTAATTCGTAAACTAAGATTTCCCCATTTTTGTGCAAGTTCTGGGTCAAGTTTCATTTTTTCTTTAAAATTATAAAATGCATCTAGCATCATAGAACGTAACATTTGATCGAATGGTTTATCCGGGGCGATACCTAGTTTCCAGAATAAATAATCTTTATCCCCCTCTAATGCTAGATTATAATATTTAACTAGTGTTTGATCATTAACACACTGTATATAATCACGCTTCTCAGAAAGCGTCCAATCATATACATTAAAAAAATAACGTATAAATTCTTTTATATCATCTAATGTATAATGAATATTATATTTTTCATTAATTATTAATTCTATGTCTTCTTCAGATGCATTAGCCATTGCAATAGAACTTATTATCATATACATTTGAGGGTCTTTGAGTAATTCAAGCGCACCCTTTATACCAAATACGCCTTCAGGTATTTCTAATTTTTTATCATAAGCAACAAATTTAATTACACCGAGATCTCTTAACCATTCTGGAGATGGATATGATGCATCTGAAGAAAAATAATTTTCTTTATCTTCTTTTTTTAAAGAGTTATAAACTTGTTGCAAATTTTCAAATGTAAAAACATCGGATAAAGGTACTTTTAAATTGTGGATATCCTCCATAATTTTATCTGGGGGATATTTACACATTATTAATGCTTCAACATATTTAATAAAAGGAACTTTCAT